ATGTCAATCTTCCGCAGGGGTTCCGTTTGGTATGCCGACTTCACGGCACCGGACGGAAAACGCATTAAACAGTCTCTTGGCACAGAGGACAAGCGCCAAGCACAGGAGCTGCACGACAGATTAAAGTCTGAGCAATGGCGAATTGAGCGCCTAGGTAATTTCCCTGACGTGACATTTGATGATGCCTGTTTGAGATGGTTTGAGGAGAAAGCGCATAAAAAATCATTGGATGCGGATAAGGGCCGGATCGGGTTCTGGCTCATCCATTTTCAAGGTGTTTTGCTGAAGAGTATTTCCGAAGCAAAAATTTATGCCGCCGTCAGTAAAATGACAAACAGAAAGCATAGGGATAACTGGGAGTCGAAAGCAAGTTCGCTGAGGAAGCGCGGTGATGTCGTGGAGCCATTTGTGGAAGTACCGGTTAGCATATCAACAAAGGCAAAACACCTAGCATTAATGAAAGCGATTATGCGTGCCGCAGAACGCGACTGGAAATGGATTGAGCGAGGCTCGGTAATAAAGGTGCCGCAAGAGCGAGGGAAAAGGGAGGATGGGAGAGCATCGAAATGGTACAGAGGTATGCACACCTAGCACCACGTCATTTGAGTGCTCACGCGAAGCAAATTGATAGTATTTTTGGAGGCCACGTCCCAAATTCGTCCCAATCGGATAATTTGGAATTACTGAAAGTCGTGTAAGGCGTTGATTTTACATGGTACGCCCTACAGGATTCGAACCTGTGACCTACGGCTTAGAAGAACGTCGTAGTGTATATAACTCATTGTAAATACTGGCCTAATCTGCATTCACAAGCGACATTATGGCCAACAGTGACATACCAGTGACACTTCTTCGGCACTATAGATGCGTCACTAATATGTCACCCCACCTCATAGGCATCCCTGCCCCACATCAACTGTAACAATACTATCGTCTAATATCGGTAGGAGCTAACCATACGAAAGGTGCACACATGATATTTTTGCTGATTGTTGTCTTTCTTGTAACATCTATAGCTATGATAATTCACTCAGCAACTAAAGACGCTGAAAGTGAATATTGAGTTGCTTTCTTTTCGCCTTTACTTTTTTTCTACAATATCTAATAAGATTAATATCTGAGTACTCTCTAAGTGGTGATTTTACTGAATTATCTAGATAACCATCCCACTCAGTTGATCCCTCTATTAATAAGTGACGCAGAAGTAGCATAGCATCCGGCCTCTCACTAGCAGTGAACCAATAATCCTCGCCAGACTCCCATAGCCAAACCTTATTTAACTTAAAGTTAAATTCTTTAATTTTAGGGAATAATAAAATTATCAATTCTTTGGCTAATGTCGTTACTTTCTTTTCCTTTCTTAAATTATCCAGTCTCATAAATAGTTAATCCATTGTGATTGTATGCATAATTAATCAACTCTAACATTTTATATTCACCCTCTAAAGACGGTATCAACGATCGTTAATCGATTATTGATCGCTGATACCGATCAAGAATTATTGAAATAATTACTTATAACCTGTTTATAGATAGCTGATGAATAGCTGCGGAACCTGCCCCAGCTATACTGCCGTCCCAGAATATTCCCCCAGACGCACCAGCAAAATGAAGCGGTAACTCACTTAATGCCAGGTCTACTGATAAAATAGAACTCCCATCAAAACCGTTTGTTATCCCAATAGTCTGTACATTGGCTACAAAGTCTCTTGATATTGAGACTTTAAACTGACCTCTATCACCCACGAATGTTACCGGGAAACCCGTCACAGTGCGGGGTAACGTGATAACGTCTCCGTCCGTATCAATTTTAACGAGTATCAGGCGAACGCCAGTCGCCGTTGAGCGGTACAACACAGTTGCAAGCTTAACGCCATAGTGATCTGGATTACCTGCTGCAATTCCGCTGAATGACGATGTATGCGCAAGAACAATGCCAGAGCCAAGCGGGATTGTTGCATCAACGTAGAAATCTGCGCGATGGTTAGTATGTGGGCTATCTAGTCCCATGATGCCAAACATATTACTACCGTCGGCCTGCTCTGGTATAAGTAGCATTTCTTTGCCAGTGCCAAAGGTCTTTCTTACTTCGCCCGTATTTTTAAGACAATTTATATAATCAGAATTAATAGAATTAGTTTCTATAATCTCAAAGTTTCCGTACCAAAAAATCGAATTACCGCCGGAATTATAATGGCTAAAATCACCGCATAAGTAGCGAACGCGGCTGAGTCCGATTGGGAGACGACATACGCGATATGGCTCATCACTTGGCTTGTAAAAACCAGCATAACGCCAGCCCACGGCGGCTGGTATAAACTGCTTTGATATGCCAGTTGTCGAGTTATAAACATCTACTCTCGGCGCACCGGCTAATGTAGTTGGCACAGGCAAGTTGTTTGGGCTATCAATACCCCACCCCTCACCGACCAGCCCACGATAGATTAATTCAGCGTTGGGATTATCGTTCCAAACCCACATATCGGACATGGCAGCAAACGGGCCTGCTGGCTTATGTGCCGTATTTGCATCATAGTAATTAACTTTAAAAGCGAACCCTTGTTTATTATTCGGGCCGTTAATACCGTTCAGCGTCAGTATATAGTTACCAAACGACTTAGAACGCGCATCAGCAGATGTAATTGTGTCAACTCCACCCTTAAAAATCACAGTATCTGTAAACATATTTTTAGCAAATATCTGCGCTTTAATGGAGTGCCCATTATCTCTAAAGTGCAAACCGATATCGTCACCCGACTCAATAACGCCAGTTCCATTTGTGTCTGTAGATTGCTCTACAATCCACTGATACCCATCATTATTATTGCTTAACCAGTTTAATAAGTCGGTCTGCTTGTCGAGATAAGTGATATTAAATCTTTGACAAATATCCTTTTTAATCATCTCAATTTGCTGAGTAACTTCCCGATTATAAATTGCATTTGTCGCGTTATAGTTACGCATAATCGGATCGCTTGATACGAGCACAGGAACTGTACCTTGCAGCATTACTTTTCTAATTAATGCCTCAGCCTGTGTTTTGAAATCATCAACTTGAGAACCCACAGGACGCACATCATTTAGCCCAAAATCAATAAACAATACATCCGGCTTTCCATAATATGGATTATTTGTTATTGCCACATCATAATTACTATAAGCCCAGCCATCAGCTAATGACTTACCGGCATAACCAGCGTTCATAACCCGAATATTATTATTGGCAAAAATATCACGTAAAAGAGATTCTAATTTTACGGGCCACGAATTTGGGGATGTAAGATTGTGGTCTGAATTTCCTGCTGCATTGCCACCTGAAGTGGGGTTAGCTACCCAATCAGTCGTTGCAAACCCATCAACTGTTGAATCACCGTAGCAAGCAATTTTAACAGCGTCACCCGCCGCCATTCTTGCAGAAAAGTAATCAAGCCCCTTACCTGTTATTTTTAACCGATCATCAAGTTCTTGCTGTACAGTATTGCCGCTTGATGTCCCTATCAGTGATGCGCCGACGGGTGATAATAACTGACCGCGAAGGGCGGCATCACCAACACTAACCCATGCGCCAGTGCCAATACCGCCAGAGGTTGCGGGAGTAGAGCCGGCTGGTACAACTTTACGGAATGACCCATCCCAGCGGTAATATTCACCATTACTTTCCCAGCGTAATACCTGGCTAGAATTATCTAATGTTGCCCCATCTTCAAACGAGTCCATCGTGATAAAACCAAAAGCTTTAATGGCCCGCTCTATTAAATCCTTGAGACCTTCAATAGTTAAGTGGTCACGACCAAGCCTATCTGTATAGGTCAGGACAAATGATGTAACGAACTCATCAATTTTACCCGCATTGAATTTCAAATCACGTGGAGATTCACTTGGGACTGGATTTTGTGTCGGTGTAGTAGCCATATTTTTTCCATAAAAAAACCCAGCGCATTGGCTGGGTCTTATTAGTTAATGATATTAGTTATGAGATGACATACTCATGTATTTTGTCGCTATATTCTGCGAGTGTTAAAGATGTTGTCCCATCTGTGTTTGGCGTTTTATCTGTTATTGTCCATTTCGTTAATTCAATTTCAGATTCATTGGCAATAAAAAATCGCGAAGATGATTGATTTTCATATCCATCCCATATATTTAAACTTATTTCTGGAATTTCAGCAGTAAACCCAAAGTCTGTATCCTCTCTTTTTTGTGCAAGATACTTTCCTGTCGGATATCCCATACTGTCTGTTATTACGACGAATAATGGACTGGAAGAAAAATCGATTCTTTCATTGGTGTCAAAATCATTACCTTCACGCTGTACGATATAGCCCTGCTGGTGAAGTTCATCGTACATATCAGGAACCTGAACCATATCACCAAGATTCACCCACTCCCCGTCAGACATCACAGTTGCTGTCATCGACATCCTTGAGTAGATCAACCGCCTCGCCTCCTTCGTGGCCCTGTCTAAAGCCTGAAACCGATTCCTGACATATAACATGTCAATCTGTTTCCCTTTAACTGGGGTACCTTCTGTGACAACACCATCCACTATTTTCATGCGAACAAAGTCTTGTTTATTCGTTGTCGGATTTCGATACTTAACAACAACACCGTCATAGGTACCTGGCAGTGATATATCGTAACTCAGCGAATAATTATCTGGCCTCATATTCGATGTAGTGAATACTGTAGCTGGGTAAATCTTTTTCTCATCACGTGTAAATGATAGAACGCCACTATTTCCATAGGCCGTTACCGTAGCCGCATCGCAAACTATTTTTATGCGCTCGCCAAGCGATGCATCCTCATCATCAAATGTGAAATCAAAATAACCCAGCCTTGGGTCTGATAGAGAATCAGATATCTCATACAGTCCATCAATATCAATGGATGATGGGTCCTGCCTGCCTACGACTATCCAGTTATGGAGAGCAATATCTGCAAAGCTACGGCTTGGAGCCTCTGTATAATTAATGGTTTTTGTTATCCTGTCATAAGAAATGACGTGGCGATAAATCATCGCATTAAATTTTAGCTGCCGAGACTGAGTAGCATTCTTTGTGCCACGTATTTTTATCGTAATAATTGTGTCGTCAGGATATACAACGTTATTTCTGATATTTATCCCTTGTATAGACTCTACTACCAAACTATTTGAGTCTGAACTATTATCAGTCCGTTGGAATTTAATCGCATATCGTCCATATCCTGCTGCCGGTGTAATTTTAACGGTCTTATATATACTGTCACTCTTCCCTGTCGAGTTAGTTACTTTTGTTTTAATAGTCCCCTCTGTTCCAGGTATTTGCACGTTATCATCATCAACCTTAACCCAGTCTATCTTTACATTCGCTGATGCTTTATTGCCAAGGTTAGCTTTCAAATTAACCCACAATTGCTTTGTGGCTATTGGTGAGTACATCGGGCCAACGACAAGTGCCTCATTGTCATTAATGGTAAACAATGTTGTATTGACTACTGTACTAATAGGCAACTGGCTATAGTCAGAGCCACTAAGCCCTGTGAATGTGAAATCGTAATAGAATATTGGCGATATCAGGTCGCCATTATCTGTTGTCTGTGCGTCTGTGATATTTGCACTTAATGTAATATCCTTCGTCACGCTTCCCGATGCGGTAGGATATGTTACATTCAAGATAATAGTTACTGCGTGTGGTTTATCTAGGTCGTAAAAATAATCGAAGTCGCTATTTTTAACAATTTTGACTACTGCTTCATTACCTTCAATATTTCCTGAAACGATTGTATTGGTGGTTGCTGTCTCTGCTGGGAAATCTGATGATTCGTTAGCACCGGGTATCTCCTGCCCATCAACATCATCAAAAAGTATCGGTTCAATGATTTGAGGGATTGTTTCACCTGGTTGATAAATTTGGTAAGACGAACCCGGCATTGAGCCAATATTGGATTCTGAGTACCTGATAGATGAAACGGTGTATTTCCCCAAGCCGAAATTCATCCATTGCGTCACATACTGGTCATTACTGACGTATTCAGTAAGCCCGGACTGAATAAGGTCAGGGAAGGAGCGTATAAACCCAAAACTATCCGGTCTCGCTTCGCCGTTCCTTGCTGTGTTAGTTTGGGCCTTAATGCTGTTGTTGGTTGAGGTTTTGGAATTAACATCAGCAGCAAATGAAGCAGATGGAGTCTGAATTAAAAACCCAAGTATTTTCTTGGTAAACTTTATCGGGTTGAAGTGCTCCAGAGGGTTTAGTAGCGTTTTAAAAAGCCCCCCTTTGGGTTGGTCTATGATGGTTAATACGTCGTGCTCATCAAGCTGATATGAAATATCAAAATCATCATCGAGGATCACGCCGTTCAACAAAACCGATGCATCATAGAATAGGTTTACTTTATCAATCACTGACTGGATGCTATCGCCAGTATTCGCAGATATAGTTTTGTTAGGAACGCCGGGTATTGCCGTAATTTTAACTTTCGGCATATTGATAAAACTCCAATTTAGTATAAACCCGCTCAAATACAGTCAGCCGGTCAAGCCGTGTAGCACTTGACTCTCCGCGACTATGAAGCACCTTATTACCGATGAGGATACCGACATGTACGGGCTTATTACCGTAATAGGCCACCACCATGCCGTCATCTACTGCTGAGCTGGACTGCACCCATCGCTTAATGACAATTGAGAAGCACTGACCAAATTCAGAGTTGTTTAGATAGTCATCAATAATAGGGATATCTATCTTCATGACATGCTTGTAATAAAGGACAACCAAGCCCCAGCAATCGCATTCATCAAGCGTATGGGCGCGGTTAACCCACGGAACGCCAATCATCCGGTTAATAAAGTCTGATTTATTCACGTTACTCTCGTTCGCAGATAAGTAAGGCTGAGCGATTAAATGTTAATTAGTCCGGGGAAGTCGGTTGTGTTGTAGGGTTTGCCGACATTATTAACCATCGGATTTTTAAGCGCGATGGTCGCCGTTACGTCATTTTCATCCATCGATATATCTTTAACAAACAGTGACCAGGTGCTGACCGCTGTTGTCATATCGATAGAGTCCCACTTTTGATATATGGCTGTAATGGGGATCATCCGTTGCGCCCCCGTCCATCCCTTAAGCCCCTGCTTGATGTCTTGAGCCACGCGACTTAACTTCACAGCACATTGAATGATGGGAATATCGCTTTGTTCACTTTCAGATACTTCCATTCTGCAGGGTGAATAAACCTCCCCGCCGAGAGTCTTTTGAAACATCTGGTCAGCAACAAGCCTGACCTGTTCAAATGCCGGATGTGTAAACTTAAGCGTTATATACATCACTCGGTTAGGCCGGTGAGAAAGGTACTCTCTTAATCCTGGCATTATGAGCTCCGGGGTAATGTTTCTGTAACGATGACATCCAACCAGCTTCCCCACGGCGCCGGAAGCTCGATAATTATGTCGTCAAGGTCATCATCAGCACTGATTATCTGCTTGGCCACTACATTTCCGGTCCACGTAAAAATACTGCCGCTCTGGTTAAACTGTGGGTAGCTAGTGAAATGCAATACTTGCTCTTCAACGCCTGAATCGCCAGTGCCGGTAGACACTTTTAGCCGAAACCAGCGATTACAGTTATCAAGGTAATTAGGGCTTCTTAGCCACTGGTAAAAAGCCCTGTGCTGAGCAGCGGTGCAGATAAACGTAACCGAAAATGACGCCTTTAAATCATCTGTAAGCTTCTGGAAGATTGGCGCACCAACCGTGGGCTGGTCTGTCCTGAACCCTGTATCTTTGGTTATGTTCTTACCAGATTTTTGCGCCAGAGGAAGCCAGTCAGGATATTCTACAATCATCCGTTAGCCCTCCGTGATGCTGTGGTGTTTCTAGTGATTGATTGTGACATTGGCCCGCCTTCTTCAAGGTCAGAAATGAACGCAGTTACAGTGAGATTGTTCCCGCTCATTGATGACTGGGCATCGAATGATTTTCTACCTGTGGATTGGTCGATAAACTGAATGGAGACGTTAGGAGCAGATCCGCTACCTTGCATATCCTTGTTGCTGATTACCTTGCCATTATCACCGGGGATCATGTACTGCTTCCCGGTACCCGCTTGGTAAATCTCAGGCATACCGCCCTCACCGACTTGGTACATGCTGCCAGCGCTGACCGGTCCGCCATTCTTCCGTTTACCGGATAAACTTCCACTCAACGCCATTGCTGCTACAACGGCACCGATACCGATAGCGGCGGCCCCACCAAACGACCCTATTGAAGCAACGATAGCGGCGGGAGTCCATGCTGTGGTTGTTGCTGCTGCTGAAGATACACTCGCTGCCGTGGTTGTCGCGGTTCCAGCCACGGCTGCTGCGGTTGTCGTGGCTGTGGCTGCAACTTGAGCTGTAGAGCCCGTAATTGCAGACTTAACCCACTCAACGCCCATCTGAACAAAACCATTAATCAGGCTATTAACGGCATTGCTGGCAAGAGAGCGCATTGCCTCCTCTGCCGTCATGCTTTGGGTAATGATGCCGGTGAACGCGTTTGATGCATTACCAGCTAGCGAATCAAATGCTGCCGCGAGAGATTCATTCCCTACGCTTTGATTACGGAATATTTCCCATTGGACCGCTATCCTTGCCTGTTCATACTGGGTATTTGCAGCATTCATTAACGCCAACCCATTAGCTGTTATGACTCCCTTTTGTGTCTCAAATTGTTGAATAAGAGCTAATTTCTTCGCGTGTTCATTTGCCAGTGCCTGAACCGGGTCTACTAATCCGCTTAATTCTTGCTGTGGTGTTACTGCTTTGGAGGCCGTTGCCTCTGCGATTGATTTTTGATAATCAACTGCGATTTGTGCCTTTCTGGCCTGGGCCTGCTCGAAAGTTATCAGCTCTGCTTTTAGCATTCTATCGGTTTGATCTAAGTCGTCTTTGCGTTTTAAATCAGCGGCTGCATAGTAATTTATGTCACTTGCGGCCTTACGGTCATTAATGCGCTGCTTGATATCAAACTCTTGACCAGCTAAATCTTGAGCCTCTTTTATTTGCGCCGCTGTAGCATCTTTTCCTAGCTTAGATACCGCGTCGGCCAGTGCTGCTTCACGATAACGGCGCTGCTCGGTAAGTATCAGTGCTTCAGTTCCAGATTGTAACTCTTGAAGTTGCTTAACTCGTCGAGCGTTCTCTGCTGCTGCTTTATTCTCTTCTTTGGTTGTTGCGGCTATTTCCTTTTTCAATGCAGCCTGTGCAGCTTGCTTATCATAGGCAACTCCAGCCTGTTCGCGGCCAATTCTGATAGTGTTATCATCAGCATTAATAGCTCGAAGTTCTTGCTCTGTTTTGAGTTGGGCGCGCTTACGCAGGTCTGTCTCTGCAAGCAATTCATTTTGCTGATATAGGTCATCTAAAACCTTCTGAGCTTTTGGGTCTCGTTGAATAGATAAGCTAGTTGAGTTAAATCTCTCTTTGGCCCCGCTCGCGATGTTAATTGCCTGCCCCAGCTTATTCATCATGCCAGCAACAACGCCTGCTTCATGTCCATCCCTCTTTAAGAGATCAATACCTTGAAGTACGGTTCCGTTTAATGTTGCGTGCCCAATATTTACAGCACTTTGTGTTTTATCTACTCTATTTTGTGCAATTGAAAGTTCATTAGCTGCAATCGCAAGCCTATCTTGAGCACCAGTTAATGCCTCTGCCGCTTGTCGTCCCGTTGTCGTATTTAACCCGTAATCTTTTATTACTTTAGTGTAATTACTGACGCTATAAGCAGCGTTGTCATAGGCTGCTTGGGCCTCTGCCAATGATTTATTTAATATTGGCATTGATGAATTGAGTTTTGCTATTTCAGCACCAAGCTGAACGTTACTCATCTCTTTCATTTTTCCGACTAAAGCAGATACTCCGTCAGCAAGCTCATTAGCCTCTTTCTTGGCTTCCTGTGCTTTTTGGTAGAAATAGAATATTGCCCCGGCCGCTAATGTAGCCGCTCCGACAGGACCACCGACTAACGACAAAGCACCACGCAACAAGCCACCAGATATAGATGCCGCAGAGGCTGCTGCTGCCGCTTGTTTTTGAGCCAAGACATTAGCAGCAAGCGCCCGATTATAGTTACCAGTGGCAGTTGCCGCCTCAAGGCGAGCAGCCGATAACCTTACTTCTGCTGCTGTCGAGTTTGTAGCATTGAATGCACTCGCCTTTTGCATCTGTGCGAGTGTTATCTCCTCAATCGCTCTGGTTTTCGCTGACTGAGCCGCAATAAGGTTAGCTGCTGACTGATTGGCTGCGGCCTGCGCTGAAAGGTTATCAGCCAATGCCGCTTGACGCGCTGAAGATGCTTTTTGAACCTGGGCTGCTGATGCTAATGTGAGTGCGGCAACGTAGCGAGAACCGATTATTGCTGCAACAACACCAATAACAGTAGCGATAGAATCAAGGTTTTCACTGAGTGAAATAACTGATGAATTAAATACATTTAATGTTGTATTGACTGAAGATGATTCACCAACAAATTTAGTAATGTTATTAGAAGCAACTGTAAATGCCTGACCCATAGTGAGAACGGTATTTCCGAACTCCTTGGCGATTGCATCGCTTTGTTTCAGCAACCCATTAACAACAACATCCGTTGTTAATTTACCTTCAGCCGCCATGGCTCGAAGCTGTCCAACGGTAACGCCGAGAGAATCAGCCAGAGCCACAGCCAAACGGCTACCGTTCTCTGAAATGGAGTTAAATTCTTCCCCGCGAAGCACGCCAGAGGCTAATGCTTGCGAAAGCTGGATCATGGTCGAGCTGGCTTCTTCGGCTGTTGCGCCAGAAACTACCAGGCCTTTGTTAATCGTGGTTGTTAATTTGGCTAGGTCTGCCGTACTGGTTCCTGCACTTCTCGTGGCCATTTCAAGTCGCCCGTATAGCGTCGCGGTTGCCTCAAGACCGGCGCGTGTATCCTGAGAAATATCAAATACACGATTGGTTACGGTGAATAAATCTTCATTAGCCCTTACTGCGTTTACCAGCTTGTTGCTGACAGTAACCCACGCATTACCATAGGCAGTTATTTGCTGAACAGAAATAGCCGCTGACAGTGCGGTAGCAACACGGCTTAATGAAAGAAATGATTTCTCCGCCCGGTCTACAGATTTTGCTGTTGAATTAAACTTCCCCTCCATCTGATCAAGGCGGCTATTCACTTGCTGCTGGGAAGTGATCAGCTTGCCGACCTCCATTTCTACCTGATAAACAATATTCCCTAGTTGCTGTTCACTCGCCATTTTTCGCTAACCTCGCATTTTCTTGAGTAATTAAACGTTCTTGGAGGCGATCATCTGCATCCATGATTTCATCGTATTCTTCGCGGGTGAAGCCTTTCTCTTCTGGGTATTTAGCCTTGAGCAGCAACTGAAACTCAGTCATTGTTAACTGTTCTGCTTCGTCGCGGGTCATATTGAAATGAATTCTTGCCGAGTTGATGTAGTCCATTGCGTTAAATTCAGCGCTGTATTCATTCTTACCTTCATTTTTTTGCAGCTTTCTTATTTTTGCTTTACCGATAACACCGTGCTCAATTAATTCTCTGGCAATAGTAATAACAACGTCTTTTGATACTTTTCCTGGGCGATAAACAATGCAATTTCGCCACCCCTTAAATTCACCTACAAGCGCCGATACCGATTTATCACAACAAGCCTCGATAACCCTTATAGCAGCAGCAAGAATATGATCTGAGCATTGTTTAATGGCCTTGCTTGGCATTAACGCTGCTGGCAGATTGGCATTTATTGCCGGAATCAAAACCTGATTTAATTCAGAGCCGTTCAACACTGCGTATGTTTCGACAATCTCAGCTGCTGTACCGATTCTAGTCATGTTCTTTAATGATGGACGGAAGAAATAATCTTGTTGCTGCTCTGTATCAGACAGGAGCATTTCGCCAATATCAAGCATCGGTGTCATTGGGGGTCCTGAGGTTTAGGTAATAAAAAACCCACTCAAAAGTGGGTTTACTTTTCCGCATACGGTTATTTAACGCATTGGTTGATACTCCACTGATACCCGCCCTGCTGCTCTGGTATTGCTATAACCTTCTTCATTCAACCCCATTCCAATAAATACCTTTGCCTTTGTAGTCTTGTTTGTAAAAGTTGAAAACCAAGATCCGCAATTTTCATTGGTAATACATGGAAAGAAGTTGAACCCTTCGGAGTAAATATTCTCTTTTATTAGCGAGGGAGAGCCAAATTTAGCTGCCAATGCCATTTTAATATTTGAGTAAGATTCCTTTGCCTCCGCTTCGGCATTTCCCCCAAGAAAATCATAAGTATTAAAAACTATTCTGTTTAGTTTTTTATTTTTAAAATAAAATCTGTAACTACCATCCCCCAACCCTTCCTTTGGTACTGATGTTGTGTAAATCATCATTTCCCCATTCTTCTGAGGAATGAAATTTACCGTCATCAAATACTTTGAGGGAAATGTGGCACTTGACATCCCCCACTCTAAACCGAATGGTGCCTCTGTTTTCTTTTCGCAACCAGCAAGCGCAAGGCACAATGAAATAATTAGGATCAGCTTACTCATATCCCTATCCTCTTTTATCACCAATACCGAATACTTACTATTAGTCTGATGAAAAACCAGATTTACTGTTTATAGCAGACTCAGACATTGAGTATTTTGATACTTTGTCACCATCAAAAAGTATGACTAACTCTTTTTTGGTGCCACTAACACTATTACTGAATAGGCCGTAGATTGGGATGAACGCTTTACCACTAACCTTCGCCCTGGCGAAAGCGTACTTCCAAATTTCTTTCCCGCCATCTGTAAAATTCACAGTATCAGGTGATCCAAACATTGATTTAACTTCAGCCTTAGTGGTTACGCCTTCCTTAATCTTTGACTGAATGCTAGTTTCACTTTCTTTCTGAAGCGCTTTGTTTCCAGAAGATGCGCAGCCGGCCAAAACAGAAGATGCCAATAACAAACTAATAAATGCTATTTTTTTCATATCCATATACCTGTTGATATCCCTATTTCCATACTTTACATGTGGAAACATCATATCAGGTGATCGCTGAAAAACAACGCAAAAACCCACAGTTAAGTGGGTTGGGGTTTGGTAATTAGACTTAACTAATTAAGCTACATCAGCGCCGTGGATCAGATGGCGCAGAGCTTCCACTCCGTTGGCATTGTAGCGGAACGCCTCAACTTGCTTGCTGCTATACGCAGACTTATCCATTACATAAATGCCGTACTGGTCAGTCTTGAGGTTATTGGCGTTAGATATGCGGCCGATTTTTTGAGCAGAAATACCAAGCATCTCGCCAACCTGACCGGCTGTGTAGAAGTGTTCTTCCAGCTTTGGCAAAGGGATGGCTTCAAAACCAGCGACTGGGTTAATAATGTTGGCCGCAGCACACTGTTTAGACAGTTCACTAAGGTTGGGCATCATGTCGAAAAGCTGATGGACTGCATCTACTGACATTTTAAGTGTTCTTGCCCGACGATACTCTGGCAGTCCTGATGATGATTTCTCTTTCTTGCTTCCATCCTCAATTTGACGAAGACGGCGAATGACCTTCATTCGGAGTTGTGCGCTATAACCAGTCAGCAGGCATTCAACATGTTCGCGGTCCAGTAGGTACTCACTCTGTTTGCGATTCATGGTATCTAAATAGATGTGCTCAAATTTGAGCTTATCTTCTTTCAGATCTTCCAGCATAACTTCAACGTCACGCTTAACGTTTTTGTGCTGCTTACCTGTCAGAGTCGCAATCTCTCGGCTAGACATTTTCGTGACATCAGATCTACCATTTGCTAAAGTTAATGCAGACATAAAACCTCACACGGTTTAGTTTATTGAGCCGCCAGCGCTAACTGGCGGTTTTTTATTGCCTGTGTTCCGGCAAAATTAGTTAAGCAACTGCCCCACCCTCAAACGGTTAAGCACCCGCCAATTATCATCAGTGAACGGTCCCGCTTTTATGTGCGCCGTCTCGCGCTCAAGTAACGCTCTCACTTTGTTGGTGTTGCGAGGATATTCATGGGCCGCTGAGTATACTGAACCAGCCAGCCGGTGTTCTGCCGCGCGTAAGATTGGATAAACATCAGCGGAATTACTGATCATCGAAACCGCGTTTCTCCACAACCAGCAGAGAGTGCATAATTCTTCATCTGTGAATTGACGCTTCTCTGGAATTGGGAAAGCTGATACTTCATTATCCAGCACATCCAATGCCCATTTACGAAATTCCTTCGCTACCGGAGTGGTAGAAAACATCGCAATTAAATGTGCGCCACGAATACTGAACAGACGAACCTTTTTGCGGTAATTCCCTGAGGTCATCATTTCGATGACCTGAGTCATTGCTGGACTAAACTCATCGGCATTACGTGAAAATAAAGTGCTGATGGACTTGCTGCTTGAGTACTCCAGCGCTTTTGCCAACTCGGAAGAGGTTAACCAAATTTGCCCCTTATCTTGCACAGCATTGAACTTAGTGTTGTGGAATGTCAGTTGATTATTCGCTATACTTTTCATGTCGGTTGACTCGCTTAAGGTTGCTGACAAAACGAAGCCCTGACTATTCCAAGTAGTTAGGGCTTCACTATTTTTAGTGACCATTCAAAAACCCCTCTTCTCTCAGGCTTTTCTCTAACCGCTTAATTACTTCACCATTCAATGATCTACATTCTTTACTTGCTGCCGTCTTTAGTGCGTCTTTTAACCAATCTGGAAATCTAATGCCAGTTGGGGGGATATTCTTTGTTTCTTTCATTACCAACCCTCGCTACATTATGTATTTTTAAATACTACAGTATGTGTCTATCTTGTCAAATGAAAAGTGTCTACATTATGTAGCATGTTTTGTAGTAAGGAAGAGTCATGAAAGGCGCAAGTCAAATCGCTCCGTTAGGGGTCAGATTGCCAGATGAGTTGAAGGAAAAGGTACAGGAGAGAGCCAAAGAGCACGGAAGATCAATGAATGCTGAGATTGTCGGCGTTATTGAAAAATCCTTCTCAGAGCAGCCAAACCAAGAGGCGCTAGCCATGAAATCAGCGCTAGAGCACCTTCAGGCTATAAATGAGCTCAAGGATCAAATAATCGCCTCGCAAGAAAGCTCTATTAAGAGCCAAAAAGAAACCATCTCCTCTTTACATCAGACCATCTCCTCTTTGCATCAGACCATTGACGCCATGGAGCGAAGCATTGACGCCATGGACCGAACCATTAAATCATTGGAAGATCACGTGAGAATTCTCCAGTCCCATGTAAAGACTCTTGGAGGAAATCCCTAGCTCCAGAAAACAAAAAAGCCCACCTGAGTGGGCTAGAATGCAAAAAGGCGCACCAGAGTGAGCCTTTAAGTATATCTATCACTTTTTATTATGGCAGTGGTAATCACCAGTTTTACTATTCGTGTGGCAACCATCGGCATTGGTACCACCAGAGTGTGCGAAAGCACTTCCTGTGGCTGTTGTCATTAAGGCCAGAGCTATACAAGCAAAAATAAACTTCTTCATTAACGATTCCTTGTTTTATTGCCCAACTAAATAGATTGTTTTTTGTGCGTTCTTAACGCTACCACATAGCAATCAAATGGCTTGTGATGAAAGTCACTTAGCGTGGAGGGACAGAAAGCAAAACCATCATCAAGAGCACCAGTAAGATGCTCTTTGTGATAATTACGCAGTAATAGTGATATTGCTTGAGGCAGTTTTAGCACCGTCATTCGTGGTGAATGTGATGGTAGCCGTGCCGACTGCAACGCGGGTGACTAAGCCCGTTGAGTTAACCGTTGCTTTGGTTGCGTCAGAGGTTGTCCATACGCCGGTTTTGTCGGTAGCGTCCGCAGGTAGTACGTTAGGCGTCAATTGAATGGTAGAACCTACCGCGCCGGTACTGGTTGCCGGAGCTACAGTTACACTAGCAACCGGGATCGCCGAGCCATCAACGAAAGTGACAGAATCCGCATCAGCAACTTTCCATTCACCGGAATAAGTGGCGAAGTCAGAAGAACCGAAATCTGAACTCCATGAAGTAGTATTGAAGTAACCCTGAATATAGGTGCCATCATCCACGCCGAGGAAATCAAAGCGAACCCAAAGCCCCGGTTGACGCCCTGCCTGCACCTCAGTGAACAGGTATTTAGACATATTTACCGGGCCAATCTCAGTTGCTTTAGCCCGTTTACGCCACTCACCCTCGCCTGAAATGGTCAAATCCATATTAGTGACTAGGTTCTCAACTAGCCCCTTAGAATCATCTGCATCTGAAGAGATGGTATTCATTGAGTAGTCGAGACCCTTGGTAGTCAGCGCACCCATGCGCTTCCAATCAGCCGCTAAGGGTGGTGTTTCCGGGCAACCAAACGCCATCCGTAAAACGGCGACGCGCCCAACCAGCTTGCCGTAATCATTTTGGCAACCTTGCATATTTTTTACCTCTATTAGTTCGGCTTAGTCGCCGTATTTAATTGCGAATTGAAGTCTGTAAACCAGACGCCCTTCAGTGGTGGTAACGGGTGACGGGATACTGCCGAGGTTTTCAATGTAGCCAATGCAGTCATTTGGATTCGGATTTGCCTGTACGTGCGTGATTATTGCCTGTGCTGCGTTATCTGCTGCTTCATCCTCTTTATCTGCCCCAATTACATCAACTAGGACGTAATACTCACTGCCAAGGTCATTACGAATTGAGCTACCACCATTGGGCCGGAAGACAATAAATTGTTCAGTCAGCTTGCCAGTATCACGCCATTTGAACATTTGAGTGGTGAAGCCAGTAGTTAACCCAGACTCGACAAAGTAATCACGGACGCGTTTGTGCATTGATGGAGTCATAGTTTCATTTCCTCCATAATTGCCTTTTCAATGGCTTGTTTACTATCCGCGAAACCTTTGGTGAGAAACTCTTTCTCAGCCGTGGCCCTGCGGAACGTTTGTTTAACATTCGGGTCATGAACATACATGGCGTAATTTGCCGAGTACCCCACACGCCCCGTCAGTCTGGTGCCGTTCACGTTGATGTCACGAAACTGAGAGTTGATAAGGGTTGATGTATCGATGGGGGTGTAGAGTGCAGCTTGTGACGCTCCGATAATTAATGCCTTAGTAATCGCCCTGACAGCTTTCCGGCCTTGAATATCACCTATCAACCTGTCCAGATTGGCCTTTGCCGCTCTGATGCCTTTAACCTTCGCACCCATGTCAGACTCCCGTGATAATTGCGAAGTCGTCCGCAATGCGCTCGAATGTGTCAGCGTAACGAATGATATGCCTTACTTCGTCCGCGCCATCCACCTTGGTCGGGTCAGTCGCTACCGAATCGCCAATCAGGATATAGTCGCCCCGCTCGGCGTCAGCGTACTCAGTCCAGTGCGTGTTTTTGATAACGAACTCTAAACCAAGTCCACCTAGCTTTGCGGTAGCATCACCGCCGTAATCGCACATGATCTGAATCGGTGGAAGCCATGCCTGCTTACCGTACTCATCTGGCGGCCCACTCTTCTTCCATAACGTTGCGGTTGCTGTATAACTCCAGCTTGCGGCGCTGCTCATAATTGGTACTCAATAAACTGGTCGGGGCATTTACAATCAGGCTGTGGTCGCATGATTTCAAACCACTCGACATTCTTAGCATTGACCTGCCGGCCATTGCCTACTGGGATGAAAAGTCCATCTACGTGGCCCATTTCAAGCTGAAGGAATCGGTCAATCAGAAGTGGTGGCGTTATCTGAGATTTGAAGGTTTTTAGCTCTGCACCAACCCGATAGATAACAGTCACGCAAAGAGACTTAATAACTAAAGAAGCCATTAACAACCCCCTACTACATCAAAGAAGCCAACTGACACACCAATATCAATCGGTAGCGAACCAGTGCAACCGGCCGTATCTAGCGCCACCAAGCTATTTCGCATCGTCTTGATGTCCCCGCTATAATCAAATGACCGCCCCGCCCCTGAAAGCGCTGACTGTGACTTTATGCGCTGATTGAAAGCAGTAACCGCCATGAGGGTGACGGCATACACCTGAATTAGCATCAAATCGCATTCGTCGTAACCAGCCGCCTCCAGGCACTGACTTATGCCATCCAATTTGCAAAGGTAGGCGTCAATCATGAAGTCAGGGATGGTGTAACCAAGCGCAGACAACTGCTGTTTAACCTGCGCTGCTGTTATCTGCGCCATGTTTACTTATCCTTTTTGGTTACAGCTGCCAGTGCTACTTCTGCTTCTTCTGCTCGCTTGGTTACTTCAGCGATAGCTTCGGCATGTGCTACTTCTGCTTCTTCTGCTGCCGTGGTGAGTTCATTGATTCGGCCTAATGCGTCATCAAGCTGGACTTGCAGCACGCTTCCATTGCTAACTGACACGGACGGCGTAGCCACTTCAAATACCAGCTTCTCGCCTTTCTTCTCCGTGGACTTCTCAGCCTTGCCACTTTCAATCCACTTCCCGGCAATCACATCATCAACTTCGTAAGACTGGCCAACCTCCAATTTCTGGAAGTTGGCACCGGCGAAAAGGTTTGCTACTAAAACTTTTACAAGTGCCATGATTCTTCCTTAACTGGATGCGTGGATGACAGAGAAGTGACCGTTAATGTCCTGCTTAACCATCAGGCCAGCAGCACCCCATGAGCGCCACACGTAGTCAGAGTTGTAGAACTGGCGAGGATCGGCAACTGTACCGAATGCCTGCCCAACGATGGGAGCGATGACACCGGCTTGCAGAGGAACAATCACGATTTCGTTGCCAGTCAGCTCAACATCTTCTTTGATGGCTGAGATACCAGACAACTTCATGATTTCTTCCAGCACTGTACGGGTCGAATTCACATCAAAATACTGCTCCCAGTTAGAGATAATTTCGCTCGATACATACCAGGTCTGCTGTCCGTACTGGAGGTTTTGCAGCTTCAGTACATCACGCAAGGCAATTGCACCGCCCCGCATGGCTTTAACATCCGAGCTGGTCGCAAAGTTAACGGTCAGCGTAACTTGAGCGACACGTTCATCGTGACGTAAGCCTTTCCAAGTTTTACCATCGAAATTGATGTAGTTGCCCGCCGCGTCGCGGAAGCCTTCCCAGATGTAATCCACATACTGGCGACGAACATCTTTGATAGAGCCAGCCTGAGCATCAGACAAAGAAGCCAGGGCCGAGCCTTTGTTGAATACCGGATCACGCCAGTTGAACTTAAAACCGCTGTCATGGATAGGAACCATCGTGCCATCGAAGGTGTAGGACTTCGCATCTAGTGCAGCACCAATCTGTCCAGACATCGACGTGTGTGCCCAACCACGGCCGCCAGTGCGAGCATACTCATACACTGACTCTTCCAGACGAACTGATCGCGATAACGGCATCAGGTCATTCAACAAAGTGAATTCCGTGTTTGGCTCAAACTCAGACAAAACAGTCTGATCGTATGCTTTGTAAAGTCGGCGAATATCATCAACGGCGTTCACCGCTGTCAGCTCAGGAGCATCTTCGGCATCGCCACGCCATTTTGTGCGAGCAATAAAGTCAGCTGCGGCCTGGGCACTGGCATTACGTGCTGAAGTCAACTTCCTGAACTGAGATGAGTTAACTTCAAGATTTCCAGTCTCAGTGGCTTTCTTAGTGGAAAATACAAACATTCGGTGCTCCTTACTTAATGACAACGCGCAGGAGCTGTCCTGCTGTCGCAATGGTGTATGAACGGTCTTCTTCTACGTATGCGCGAGTAGATTCGCCGGTTGCTTTCGCCTTAACTCGACCATTGACGATAGAGAGAGGCTGGCCTTTGGTATATGTTCCGGTTGCTGCTGGAACGTTGAAGAAAACGCCAGGGGTTGGGTGCATCGCGACAACCCAATCACCAGCAGCAATGGTTTCGTCCACTGTTTTGCAACGCAGGTAGTCGTAGTTGGCGACATACAGAATTGCATCTTCATTACCATCAACGGAGGCCGTGAATTTCTTCGTGGTGTTATCGAAGAAACCAACCGTGCCCGGTTGAGTCGCCGCCGCTGCCGCACCTTCTCGGTGTAACTGTGGGTTTGCGAAGATACCCCCCGCGTGGATTACGTGCTTTCCATCTTTAGCCATTATTTACTCCGGCATTTCGCTGACTGATTGAGAGGAATTGGCCTGGCGGAAAGAGCCATTCAGACCGGTTGAGGTTGCGCATTGGGCGAATAACCCATCGAGAGCAGCGCCGTCTAAAGCGTTTACTGCGATATCTTCAAGGCCAAACTTGGCTTTAACTGCTGATCGCTTTTCAGTCTTCTCCTTGTCGGAGTTAACGCTCAAGCTATTCACCACTGAATCAACGCGAGCGGCGAGTGCTTTAGCCCATAGCGGCATCTCTTCATTGTTGGTTGCTTTATCTTTGGCGGCCTTATCATCAGCCTCTTTCTTTTCGCGAACAGCCTTCTCTTCCGGCGTCTCAGTTTTGATCTTTGCTTCTTCTGCATTCATTTGGTTGTATGCATCAAGCAATTCAGCTTCGGTCTTGCCTTCGGTCGGCTTACCTTTTGCTTTCAGTGCGTTAACAATCATGTCTTTCATCGGGTTTTCAGCTCCGTTGGTTTTAATTTCGTACTCAGTGGGTTTGCGCACGACTTCTACAGGTTCGCCGACGAATTCAGCTGTGCCGTCATCGTCGATGAGGTACTTCTGTTGATATGTTTTGCCTTTATCGTTGTAGATGAACTTGTCCGGCCATACGGAATCAGGCCATGAGTAAAAGTCATCAGGCTTACCCTCACGCAGCCTTTGGCTGAGTGCTCGCTGGATGTCATCAAAGGAGTAATTAGAAGCATTAGTGAAGAAAAACTTGGCTTTATTCAGCAACCCCTCTTCTGTGCAATTGGACGCATCTGCGAGGTTCACGGTTTCTATTTGAAGCTGGTCACCTTGGGCATTAACGAAAATCCCTACGCCCTCTTGCGTCGTTCCGGCAGGCGTCTCGTGCAACAGAATGGCGCAGTGGTCGTAATCTTGGTTGCGGGCAATCCAGTTATACTTTTTACCCTTGGAGACTCCTTTTCCTTCCGCTCGATTTAGCCCGAGGCCAGTTGAAACGCCGATCGGCTCAACCTCTTTCCCCCCTTTCATGTCATCCAGTCTATTAACGACCTCTTTGCCCTTATCCGTCGCTTCGGCATAACGGCGGTTAACACACATATCCATCAGTACGCGATCGCCGTCTTTACGAACGTTGCGGGCGAATGCGCCAATGTGATATTCGTTCACGGCCCGAACGTTACTTGCGCTGACGTACTGGCCTTCAATCTTCGGATGCCCATACGGCATGGGCTTACCTTCAAGGCTTTTGAAGCCTTTGGAAATCTCGTCTGCCGGGTACAGTCCGCCATTGAGCACGATATCGTCGATGACAGGACAGACGTCCTTCACAACGATGTGCTCAACGCCATCAATGGTTTCAGAAGTGATGTTTGAAGCGGAGTTGATGACCGACAGCACATTTACGCAGATGCGTGACATGCTGTGTCCTCTTTGGTGGATTTCAGGCAATAAAAAAGGCCACCCAAAAGGTGACCTTTATTTAGCTTTTGTACTCTTAAAAGGTGGTTTTGAAAATAACTTCAATACTTTTAAAGGTCACCCCATTGGCAAGATCAGAATGAATTTTCACATCTAACATCTCACCTACAATAGGCTCAGCATCTTCACCAAGCCAAACCCAAATAGTTGAACCTTTTAGTTTGATAAGATAGTCAGCCTGAAGCTTAATATCTTCCTCACCCAGGCCTTGTGAGGTGATAGAAATGATATTTTCATTTTTACCGTTTTTAGAGCTGAATGAAGTGATTACGCCAATAGATCCAGCGTTCTTAGCTATCTGGTTTGAAGGTATGCCAACAAACAATTTTGTATTTGGATATGGAAACATGAGCTCTCCTTTGTTTTTAATGCTCATGCATTTTATATCATGAATTTATGGCCCACTGCTTACACTCTTTCGCAAGTTTATCCGCAAGCCCCTGATTCACAATCTCACCCTTATCATTCAGGATGGCCGGTATCTGAGAGCAGTAGCAGTGGTATTTATTGCCGTTGATGCTGTACCACTCTCTAACGTCTCCTACAGTCCTGACCTTGCCATGCCAAAATGCGTGAGTTTGTCGAGTAGTTGGCTTTAGTGCTGAAAGATGTAGCAGGCCGGTATTGAGCCCCAGCCTTTCTCTTGTCCATTCAGTCTCATTCCACTGCGCCTCTCTTAAAGCACCTACCTGTTCAGTCTGCGCGATGTTCTTCGCATCTGACATCGAGACGTCGAGACGCTTGCTAATGATTCTGGCCGTTTCTTTCGGATTAACACCGCGCCCAATAGCGTCTGAGATTACGTTGGCAAGGTCAGCGCGAGCCTTATCGCTTATGCCTACCCAATCGCTGTACGTACTTACGTATGCCGCTGCTATCTGGTTCTGGTACGCCGGTGATGACAGCAAGGCGCTTAACGTGGTTTGTGATGCGTACACTGGCGATTGCACAGAGAGATTAGTAAATGCGTTCAGCGTTCCGCGCTGGTACTCATCAGAAACGTATGAGAGCGCCCAAATGTCCTGACCTATACCTTCGAGCAGATAGTCGTCCAGAATCGTCTGCACACGCTCCAGCAGGTCGGCGAGTTGCTGCGCTGTCATGTCGTAGATATACGTGGCAGCATTCACCTGATAGATGGTGTCGCCATGCACTGCAAATGACTGTTCAGTGTTACCCTCTCGCACCTTGCCAGTCAGTCGCTCATCAAATAGCCGTTTCAAGGCGGTTTTAATGCCTAAATAACGCTCCTCGACATCCCGATACATCTTGTTAACGGCGCGGTAAGACTGAGTAGGGTCGGCTTTATTGCGCGGTACTATCGGTGTCCCGATTCTGGTCGCTGTCGTCGTCTCCATTCAGCGGATCCTTACCGGTTGGCGGTGCGTTAGGGTCTGGTTCGGTTGGCTCTTTGATTGGCTCAAGCTCACCGGCAGCACGTACTTCATTAATCTCAACCGCTGGCGAACCGTATGCTTGTTGTGTTTTTTGTGCAATATCAGCCATCTTTGCCATGTTATCGAGCTTTTCACTGTCGCCAGGTGCGAGCAAGTCCGACCAAACCACGGTAATTTCATTCGTCTTCGGCTGAGAAATAATGCCAATGTTGCACCATTTCTCTATAACGGCCGTTATAAGCCAAGACATAAAGCTATTGCGCCGCTCGTTGCATGTTGCAGCCCAGGCTTTTTTGTCTTCGGTCGAGGCAAGGTTACCCGTCTGCTTGCCGAACAATATATTGAAAGGACAACGAATGGTTGAGGCGTAGCTGTTAGCAGAAACTGTCCATGATGGTGTGGGATCAGCAGCAACGACAGATAATACCGAGGCTTGCCCTGCCTGCATCACCAGCGCAGAGTCTGAACCTCTATTCATTCTGGCTATTTTGTCATTCAGCGCATCACCTAAGTCTTTGAACCCGGCATCAATAGCCGCCTTTTTAAGCGTAGCCATATCCGTTTCTTTGGAAAATTCGATACCGAGTTGACGACTTGCGTTCTTCAAAAAACCTTCGGCACTCCCGCCCTTAGTCTTCTCGATATCCAGCAAGTCGTTATATCCGGCCTCATTTAACGGAATTCCTGAAAGGATATTGTCATCTTCAGAGCCTTCAGCAAGGATGATCACCCTATCTGGATGAACCGTTATGCTTCTAACCTGCCCATAAGTCCCGTCATCACCGACCGGTTGCTCGTTGAACATGTAATTCACTGGCTGCTGATATGTCGGTGAGAAGGTGTCGGTATCGTAATTACCTGGCTTTATTTGCGACTCCCAAACAGGGATCAATTTCACAAGCGCCGCCAGCCCTAACATTTTAACTAATGCCGTATCGACTGGTTCTGACCAGGCTCGACCATCTTTTACTTGCAGAATAAGCGCCGAGTAACGCCCAACCATATTGCGGCGATCGGCATCTTTAATCTTGGCCCAGTGTTTTTTCAGTAGCTGGGTGACGGTTTTTTCCCACTTAGTTGTCTGCTTGGACTCATCAGCTTCAGGGCCTTCAATAACGACTGGATTATCCACCCAGCATGAGTCCAGTGTTTTGTGAACACCGGCATAAGCGGCTGAATTGCGGCGGTATGCCCTATGTAGCATGTCGAAATTCACGGTATCTGGATAACCAAACTCATCCCATAATTTGGTGCGCTTGGTATTCCCGTTGAATTGACCTGCATATAAAGCACGTTGCCGCCCGATAGCATCAGTAATGGCATTGACGAGGAATGATACCTCGCTATTGTGTTCACTCACTGAGTGCTCCTTAGAAGAATACTTCGCCGACCTGTTTATGGTTGTTCTTCGCTACAGCAAAGTAGCGGAACCCATCAGAGCCGTGAGAGGTGTGATCGTGAAGTGGTTTGTCTTTCCAGCAACCGCGCTTGTCGTCCCATTCCTTGCGATATCCTTCGAGGTGAGTTATACCTTCTGCGCACTTCTCATCATCAAAGACACACTTGGGTAAGATTTCACGCACAGACTCGATGCCGGTATCAACGCCAGTTTTCGGCACAACTTTGAATGTCATGGAGTAAATTTGCCCGTCGATTTCGTAACCTTCCCGCGCCAGCTCTTTACGAGACTTAGCATCAGAGCCGAATTCACGGTTTTCTATGTCGTGCGGCCCCCAATGGTCGCCATACGTATAGCCACGGTCTTTCACCACCTTCATATAGTGCCGCAAGCCTTCGCCTGAGTTCTCGTAGTAGTCGATAATGTGGAATTCTTCGCCTACCTCACGCACGAACCAGATCGCCGTTGAGTCACCCACACCGATATCCCAGAACGTGTGAACCGGTAAGTGTGAGTTATCAGGTAATTTGCAGATCCGCTTGTTGGTATAAAGCCAGCGGAACTGTTTGGCGTAGTAAGCGCCTTCGACTGATTGCTGGAATGCTTCGGCGGGGATGGTTGGATATTCCCGCTTCATGTCATCGCCGAGCGTTTTTTCTTTGGCGTAGTACCAGGCTTTCTGGCGCTCGTTAAGAAGAACGCCGTGCTTAGCTTCCATCTCAGCAAAGTAATCAACAAGGCGTTGCGGTAAAGCCTCAACCGGGTCGATTGCGTACTGCGGATTCTTCCACCAAGAGAAGAAAAAGAACTTCCAATCGAGATTTGAAAGTTCCTTCCCTTGGAGTTGCGCTTTCTCTGCATCCTGGCAGTAATCGTAGAAATAACCAGCGCGTCCCTCAGCGGTGCTCTCAAGGGTTATCTTTCCACCCAGCGGCACGGCTTCAAAGGCTCCAGTTACTATCTCTTTGGCCTTCTCTGGGTACTTCGCGCATATCTTGCCAAACTCCGAAACGTGTAAGCTGTATAGCGTACCGCCACGAAATGATGTGGATACCGTTACGCTGCCACCTTTATCAAACACATATTCGCTCGTCGTTTCCTTGGTTAAAGGATTTGCTCGCTTAATATCATCTGGTAAAAGCCGGTAGGCGTACTGGGTTTTATTTCGAAACAGGCGCTCTGCATCGGGAAGGGAGTGAGCGATAAGTGCACATTCTTTTTTATGGAACAGTGCGAGATCAAGCTGGATGATGCAAACCTCTGTCGTGAAACCTAATTGCCTTGCCTTTAGGATCACGTTTCGGTCGTGCATACCGTCGAAATACTCCAATTGTTCAGGAGTCATTTTGAAAGTGACGCACTTTCCGTTTTTGTCTTTGATTTTGTAGAGGTGATTAAGACGCCAGAACCTGTTCTTTAGCAGCTTTTTCTGTTTATCAGTTAACACAGCCACCCCTTACAGGTCATCATCTCCTATCTCATCCATTACTGATGCTACTGAGCTAATAGACATCCCGCCTGAGTGTTCAACTTTCTGTTTATTGGTATACGCATCGCCAACCTCTTTCGCGGCCTGCTCCATTAATTGGGCGGTCATCGCAAAGTTTTTCATGGTCTCAGCCTTTGTAGCCATGCGGTCGAGCGCCCTAAGTCGATAAGCGCGATTGGCAATTGGGATATCGGATATTTCAGTTTGAAAGCGGGAGCGAGTTGAGTTGAAAAGGTCTATCCATTTCTGCCCCAGATTCTTCGCGATGGCCTTTGTCGGGTCGTATGAAGAAACCTGCTGAAGAGTCAAGGTGAGGTTGAATTCTTGTTTCACCTGCGCGACCACTTGCGATGGTGTGTCATAGCAGGACAAGGCTTGAACTATGAAGGCTTTGACCTCTGGTTTTAGTGCAGCCATTGGCATCCTCCATGACTAACGTAATGTAACTAATCAGGCCAGTTTCAGCAGGCATGTCCCGCACGCTCTTGCGATATTGAGATTTCCTACTTCTGGTTTATTGTTTGCCGCATCAATCATTTCCTGTACTTCAATGCTCGCACCATATCTGCGAACTACACCGACAAACTCTTCAACGTCGTGTCCGCGTAGTTTCAATACCGGCTGCCCTTCTTTGTTGAACTTGGGTGCTCCGAATTCGTCCTTTGCGTGGTTGATGTGATAAAGCTCATGTTCTATCAGTGCGCAGAACTCAAGGTCAGAGCATTGAGCGCAGTAATCAGCAGCCAGGGTAATGATGAATGTCGGTACATCGCCGAACCATTCGTACATCTGCTGTTCCATTCGGGCCTTTTGCCAGCCACCGGCTCTCATTGCTACCTGTTCGGCTTGACCAAGAACAGTTCGACCCTGCTTTTCAAACGCAGATGATGCCCACATGATTTTTATGTCAGCGTCAATTAAGTGTCCGTGGTCGGGATTGTGTAGCTCACCTTCGTCACTGAGTATTTGGCTGTTAACCCACTCAAGCACTTCAGTGGCTGGAACTAATTCAATGTGCGGTCTGAACTCATTGACGAATGATAATGGCGGATATGGGCGCTTCATTTGTGTGTCTGAATTAGCCATAACAGGATATTCCGCTGGTTGGTAAAGTATCCCACTCGGTAATGGTGAGACAGACATGATTGCAAACCTATATAAGATTCTGTCAAAGGCACTTCATGAGCACATTTTGCAGAGTTTTATAAATAGCATCCAATAAAAAACCGCCCGTAGGCGGCTTGGTTATTCTGACGAGTCATAGCACCTTAGTGATTATTGTGTACCCTTTTAACCCGTCAGGGCCACCTCCATAGCATTTTCTATCTCCGCGAATAACTATCTCTTCGCCACGCTCAATTCTATCAGCAAGCTCTCGAAGAGTTTTCACCGCCAGTGGCTTAAAATCAACCTTTGATTGATATGGCGCGTCTTCCTCGTTTAATATCATGTCATTGAGCGTTTTAGTTAAATCCACATAACACCTACCATATTAAATATTCATTAAAATCCATATCTAATATGCACTTAGCTTATTTTTTTTCAACCACTTTATAACTGGATGGCATCTGCGTTTATATAAATTACATTATCTGTGATCTCTGTGCTTTTTTACTAAGCTAACCATAGCGTTGAATTGAGAGCCGTTGTGAAAGTGGCTCTCAATCTTGATTTCAAGGAGTCATGCCGCCGATGGGTAAATAAGCTTAAGTTGACCTTTCAACCCATATGCAGCAGTGCATCTGGCCTCAAAATCCTTGTAATCCACACAACCATTTGCAAGAGCCGTTACCGACATCAGTTGATGCTCTACTGCGGCCAGTAATTCAGGCTTGAGGAATTGGTGAATTTTCTCTCGGCCATTTGCTTTATCTTTCACGGATTCATAAACGACATCAGGGAGCGCCACTCCATACACCCAATCAGCAGTAATCTTCCCGAATAATGCCGGGCACCCACCGATGTGGCCGTTGTATGGCAGCCGAGTTAATTTTGATAATGCAGAATAGAATGGGTCTTTGAACCGCTTCTCCCACGTGGTGGCGTCTTGGTGAGTTAGGAGTGCGATAATCTGCTGGTCTGTGTAATTGATTACGTGACCACGGATAAGCGAATCAATCTGCTCATCACACCAAATCTCAAAATCCACCGATAACCATCGGGCGAATCTAACCGCGAGTTTTGGGTGAAGCCATGTTCCGCCGCCACGATCCTTTCGTGCCTTGCTCGTTTTTACATACGGGATTTTCCCGCATCTACGCTCAAGGGCTTGAATGTAGGCTTCAGTTTCAGGCAAGCGTAAAAACTCATTCGGCAACTTCCCAAATTTCTCTGCTGCCGTAGTTGCGTCAATCCAGCCATCTTCGCTAAAGCGCATAGAGTGGCCTTCGAAATTAATCGGAATAATATTGCTCATCGTATTTCCTTTCGGTGGTGCGAGCCTGTTCGCGTAGATATAGGCAGCCCGAGAGTGGAACGATGAAATCCACCGCCCTATCTCAGACTCACACTACGGAAAGCTCTCGGGGTTACGCACGCGAATGCGCAGAGGGTATTGCGGGTACAAAAAAGGCCCAGTCGTTAAACTGAGCCTTCATGTTCTTTGTTCGCGGCTTTGCTACTCCTCTCGGCGTTGCTACACCACTTACGGCTTACCCGTCAGCAAGATAATGATCAACCTCCAGTGGGGTTAAACAATTCTATTCGCTGACGTTAGCCGCCATTTCAACCAAATCTGTGAAGTCCAAGCACATGTCCAATCGGTGACCATGATCATCGACAAAGTTATAGCTCTTGAAGTGTTCAATTATCTCTTTGGCGCTTTTGCCACTTAAAGGAGATTTATCAATTGATTCGTCAACCTGTTTCATCTTCAAACCTTCATTCAGTTGGTTACGATAGTGCAAGTTCCACTTTGGAAATTGCTTTTCTAGGAGGTGGCGTCTATCAATATTCGAAAGTCCCTGCCTCCGTTCACACGTCATTAATGAACGCTCCGTCTAAGGGACAGTATTTTGATGTGAACATCAAAAAAGCTGGCTACCCTTACCGCAAAGTTGGGTGATTAATTCAGCGGGGCTGCTGTCCCCGCTTTTCTTCAATTTGCCGAATGCTCGCCTTATCTGCGTTGCACTGCTCTATCACCGTTAGTAAGGTGTCATTCAGCAATAGGCTGTTACCCCAAGTTAATATCTCGGGTATCTCTGGAGGTATGCAGTCAGAAAGTAAGCTTGCTGGTATCGGTACTTGTGGCACCTGAACGTATTTGATTTGCGTGTTTGCGCAGGAGGTCAGCAGTGGCAGCAGGAACAAGCCGAATGGCACACTCATCTCCTGCAATATCTTTTTTAATCGCAGCAGCTCGTACCTCACCATCATTGCTAATGCGGTTTTTTTCATTATCGTTGGCCTTGGCGATATCGTTGAATAGACGAACTGTCGTGGTGTAATTTCCTAGCGTAAATTGAGCTTCATTCCTTTCACCGGTTACTGTAGTGATGGTTTTATCCTTCTCTACCGATTGCCCGTAGTAGTGAAAAGCTAACCAGGTCAACCCAGTGAAGATGGCTATCAGGACAGCGGCGAGTATTGCCGTTACACGATTCATGCTGATATTTCGAAGTGAGGACTATCTGTTTCTCCCTTTTCTTGAATGCCGTTTCCGTTCCAATCTGCACCCCATGTGATTTTCACACCCAGTTCACTGGCAGCTTGAAACATCGCCTTAGATACGGCCTTAAAAGAAGCTAAGTTGTCCCAGCCGGTCACCGGCAATAAATCAACAGCATTGCCATCGATATGCTTAGATTTCATTGTCCAAGTGACAACTTTTCCGGGAGTGGTTCTTCCCTGAGCGTATAGCTGCTGCTGCCGCGCTACTGTGCGTACACCTTCAATCACAATAAAATCAACAGGCGATAATTCCAGCGCCCGGCGAACCACTTTCACCAGCGCGAGGTTAACGCCTTTCAAGTTGTTTTCACTGCGCTGGCTGAATCTGAAATTAGGCATCACTACCTCTCCTTACTTTGAACAACTGCACCACGTTGCCCTTAGCCCTCAACACAAGCAGGCAGAGCACAATGTTAATAAACATCTCGGCTGGGTCTGTTGTTCCCTCATAAGCGCCAAGTGCAATACGTATAGCTACTGAACCGGTGGCAAACATCAGCCCCCACGCTAGATATGCACCCCAGCGAACATATTCAGAGCCATTTCGACGGAATGAGAACACGCGAATAAAAATCACCGCGCAGACGACAGCATTGATTAACGTTTCGGGATCATGAGTCGCCATCGCTGCCCCCTCTTTTTTTCAAGAATCCGCCACCGCTGTTGATCATCATCAGTAAACGAATGACACAGCCAGCAGCCAGTAATGCGCCTGCGGCATCTGCCCCACGGTCATAACCAGCCGGAAGGAAATCAACAATCCATGCTGCGGCGGGCTTGTACATCGTCAGCCCTGCCGTGAAGCTACCGATTGCCAGGATTACGCGGGAACGAATGCCATACTCTGAGGCGGAAACAACAAACAGGATCGCGCCTGCAAAAGCGCCTAACACGACATCAGCCGGCAACCCAGCAAAAAATGTCATGACCGCAACACCTGTTACCGCCCCGCCCGCCACCGTTGTGGTAGTCACAGGCTCTGCCATATGTGCTCCTTTGTTCGCTCAGCGAACGCCGGGCGGTAGATATGAAAAAGGCCCACCGAAGTGAGCCTTAAAATTGGTATGCGCGAATGTAGAATGCAAAAAGCCCAAGGCGTTAACCTCGGGCTTCTAATTTTACCGACCTCTCAGCCAGTGTGGTTGGAGTTCCAGACCTAAGTCGAAGTGACCAACTCGGCGGTATCTATGGTTAACAAGTGCCGCCGCAAAATCTTGTTTACCAACTCAACGGATGCAATTACCACCGTTAGAGATGAATCTAGTCCATTTCCGCCAAATAGTCAACACATTGCTTTTAAAATGTCGCCATCCGTGGCAAACGTGCTCCTATCGTGTTACCGAATGCAATTGCGCGTCAGCGAATCCCTCTTCTGCGTGGCATTTGCTTATCAGAGCTTCGTACATGGGTTTAAAGTTACGACGCCATGTGGTTTCGGGTATCTCACCGACGAACTCCTCAAGGGCCGCGCAAGCCTCAGATGATGGCAGTCGCGAATATCCACGTCCTGAGCATTTCCCACAGGTCTTATAAACAGGAATACCCTGTTGTTCTGATTTCTCTTTGTCCACCACAGTGCCTTTCCCATTACACCGGCATGAGTTGGAAACCACACCTTTCCCACCGCACGGTTTGCATAGCAACTTCACTTTTTCACGCAGATCCCTATGGACTTCATACTCGGAAGGCCGGAATCCCTCAATTCCAAAGCTAATGGAACCTTTAACGATCTCCCTGTTGAATAGTGGCATTGATGTTTTAGTCGTGAACACCTCTGATTCAGTGAACCCTTCCCCTTTGCAGCATTCACACTCGCGAACACTGGCAGCGCTACGCGCATAATCAGCAAACGCATATCTTGCGAGTGTTTGCACTACGCTTTGTTTAATATCCTCATCGAGCTTAGAGATTGCTTTGTACTTAACGGATTCTTTCAGCGCATATTGAGTAAGACTTTCCACGGCGCGATGCGGATTACTGATCCCCTGCTTTGCCAAGAACAATTCCAGCCCGAAGCCGCTTTTAAGGTCTGCCAACCCTAACGCTGCCATGATATCGGTGCCGGTAAGTGAATCAGAAGCTGTTGCCCGTGGAGAGTCGCTGATTAAAGTGGATTTAGCGAAGAAGTGTTTCGTTATTGATTCCAGTCTCATTTCTCAATCCTCTTCCTGCCAGTTGTCCCGACCATCAGCCGACCATTAACAATGGCGTGGCGCTCGCCCTTCACGTCATTGGCGTATTTCTTTACCGTTGAGCGCTGAGTATTTAGCTGGGCCGCCACAGCTGATTGGTTGCCATAAGCGGCGATAAGTAACTCTGGAATGGTTTTCACATATGCGTTCACGCGGCCTCCTGAAGTTTTTTAAGTGCTCTGGTTTTTGCCCGGTACTCATCGCGAATACGAATGTAGTCATCGCGCCGGTAGTGATTCATTTCGTGCGGACCATCCAGCCAATCAACCAATTCTTGCCCGAACTTCTCTGCCAGCGATTCCCTGTACATCTTCTCAACCGTTGCCGCCTTTCCGCCGTACTTAGCTGACCCGGCATTACACGATTTGCACTGCCGATAGGCATTGCACTCAACGAACCGGAGCTCAGGGAAGCCGCCGACCGTTTTAAAATGTCCACAATCCCACTGGCCACCGTGCAAGTCTGGCGGGTTGGTTTCGCCACAGCTAATACATGGCTGGTCGTGATCGCGGGTTCGGATGTATTCGTTGAAGGCTTGTTGGGCTAACTTTTTGAAGTGACTATCTGGTTTAAGTTCTAACTTGCGGATTTTAAGGCTGCGCCTTTCGGCTTGGTCATCTTTTTGTTTCTGCTTATTCTCCTTCTGTAATCGATTTTGACGGGCTTTTAATGCTAACTGAGCTATGTGCTCATCTTTGTGCTTTTCGCAGCACCACCACTCGTATATCGCGGCTGGCTTAAACCTATCGTTGCATACTTTACAATTCCGGTGCTTTGGGAGTTTGGCTATCATTCCCGGCCTCCTTCGCTGCTTTATCAATGCATTTCTGATGAGCGTAAATAGAGCCGTCAGTCATTGGTTTGAAACAGAACGCGCAGACGGATCGCTGTAGTTCAAGCATTCTTTCTACTCCTGAGTCTTAGCCAGCATTTAGCTAATAACGGATAGATAGCGTCATATGTGGGTATTTCGCTGGCGGGGATTGGTTTGGTTGGCTTGGTTCGAGAGGTCTTGCGGAAGATAAGATTGTCTAGTGCGATCTGTGTCGGGCTACGTTGTCGGCTCATTCATGCCGCCTTCCTGATTTGCACAGGAAAATCCAATAGGGCCATGTAATGCCGATGCCCAGCGCCCTTGCATACCCCGAAACTGTTTCTTTACTGCCTTGAATGTCATGAGCCCATTCAGATACAACGCCAGCCATCCAGAAATAAGCTGCGACCCATATCAGAGTAATCATGCTGCCCTCCCAAAATAATCATTGGTGTAGCGAACCTCTCGCAGCTTCACACCACTTCCGACCGCCCACGCTGTGCTGTACTCAATCAGGCTAGTCATGCGCTTAATGCCCATCTTGGCGGTTGATTCTCTAATGTTGCAGAATTCACCTTCAAGACCAGATACCACTTCCGCGCCCATGCCGGTTGCCATTGCGTGGCCCGACACGAATAACGTTTTCCACTGAACCAGATTGCGCTCTTTATCCATCCACAAAGCCTGTTTAGCCACGTCACCACACAATGCGTGGAACATGCTGTTTTGCAGTAGGGAGCGGTCAAAGTCGGTGATGCGGATTGTTATGGGGTGGTGGTCATCGAGGGGGAGTTGGTTTATTGCTGCTATCAGATTTCGTCTTACTTGCTCGTTTCGTAGAAAGAATATTTGTTTATCCATTGGCGGCTTCCTCTGGAGGCGTAATAACTTCATCCGCTAGCCGATATATTCCTGTGATTATTACTTCATTCAAACAGTTATAATCAATTACCCACTGTTGCAATTCCATTAATCTTTCATGACTAATGAATTCCGATTCATCTTTATTTCTATGGTAAAAATTACCAACGCCTGTACCGCCCTTGCCGTTGTACTGATAAGTAACGAGCCAAACCTTAATTGATTCTGATGCTGTGGTCATAGCGGCTTCTCCGGCGCGGCGGCGAGCATGGTGTCGAAAACTCGTTTCCCAGTCCATAATTTATTGATGACTGTGGTATCAAACCGGATGGCATTAGCAGCGGCAACTTGCATTGCATCTGTCGGCTCAATCGGCACCAATTTCCAACCTTCCTGTATCTCCGGAGAGTTCAACTGTGGGGTGGTGGTCAGAGCTTCCTCAATGAAACATTGAATCTTTGCCTGCAATTGACAGGCACCACCAATATTTGTCTCATTGACCAGCGCCATTATTCCGCGAGCCATGTCGAAAGCGATTTCATCAACAGGCTCAGCCCTCTTTGCAGCTAACGCGATTCGGGCTAGTGCTGCTACATCGCCACATTGAGCGTGGTCTGATTTAATGAACTCGTTTAACTGCTCTACAGTAAAACCATCAAGCTCTTTCATATCAATGCCTCATGACCTAGCCCTGAATCAGTGAACGTTAATACAACCTTTGTCGGGTCAGCTTTTTGTGGTAGTTCGTTTGGTCTGCAAACAATGAAACCGACGCCAAATTGTTCCGCATCTTGTTGCGCTTTTGATACCACTAACGCGATGTCAATTAGAGCAAAAATCTCTCCAATGCTTGGCGCGGTTTCTTTGTTGCAATCAAGAAATGCATTTTTTATTTCGCCCAGTCTCTCTACAGTGAAACTATTTAATTCTTTCATGGCTTTACCACTCCCGTAATTCTTTCACGCCAAGACAGTCGCGCGGGTTTCTGTATAAATTCACTATCTGAAATTTGGATAACCTTGACCGCACATTCATCGAATGGACGCTGGCGCTGGTCTTTCAGATAGGCTGCTTCTTTGGCAGCTTGCGTTATGTCTTGCGCCTCGATTTCGTGAACCGTGAACCCGTTGCTATGTACATGCCAGCCATGAATTACTGCGATGAACCTACTCATTCACTCTCTCCCTTGATTCGAATACCTGCAGTGCGGAGGATTTTTTTGCAGTCGCTAATGGCGTTGTATGCCGACAGTGGGTCGTCGTATTCGTCTTGCGTTGGCAACTCAACAGAAATGCTTTCTCTCGCCGCTTTCCAAACCTCCCAGTACTCATCTTTTAGCCATCCTACTGGGCTGCAGTCATTACCTTTAAGATAAGCTTCAAACTCTTCCCGCGATTTAGTTATGTCCATCATGATTTCCTCGAATTGATTTACAGCAGCACTTCCGCGTAACTGTCACGCTCATGTGATGCTAAATAGATATCCCAATCGCTGTAGTAAATTCCGTTGTACCTTGCACCTGAGCAATCAACGTCTTCATCAGTGCCAAAGCACTCTTCGTAAATTGCTTGGAAGGTGTTTTCAGGTAACTTGCTTAGGAATTTAATGCGGAGGGCTTGTTTGTGGCGTTCTTGCTGCTCTATCTGTTGTTTGATGAATTCGCCTAAGGCGCTCATGCAACCACCCGTTGCCGGTAACTCGGCCAGTCAAAGTTTACCCATAGGCCGCCGTCCATCGTCATGCGATCCATGATCCGAATCGACAAAACACTGACTAACCCTGCGTAATCCAAATTGGTAAGCATTCCCACAGGCTTCTTGTCCGACAGGCGGCGATCGACAATCTGGAATAAAACTACGCCCTCGTTTTTGTTGTCTCGCTGAACACCGATATCATCCAGAACAAGCAAATCGACTGAGCATAATTCTTTCATCAGGCCCGCTTCCGTTTGCTTGCTTCCGTCCTGATAGGTTTCACGGAACCGCATCATCAGGTCAGGAATGGTCACAACCAGCACCGACTTGTTACGGCTTATCAGGTCGTTTCCAATTGCCGCTGCCAGATGATTTTTGCCAGTGCCACACCCGCCGCTGAAGACGAACCCGCCGAATCCTGAACCAAATTTAGATGCGTATTCTTTCGCCTTTTCCAGAGCTGAGTTCTGCGCCGGTAATTCAGCGTTGTAATTCTGGAACGTGCATGACTGGTGCAATGCTTGGATACCGGACCGGCCCAAAACTTTCTGCAATCGGCTGACGCGGTTGGCCTCGACCGTTTCCTGAGATGAGATAATCGCCTGCTCCTGATGCCATGCCATCAGCTCTGCGGCGGTTGTAAACTTCGGCTGAACACCTTCAGGCATGACAGCTTGAAGGCGCTTGATAACGCTTGACCCGTTGTTCATGAGCGGAATCCTTCTGGCGTGGTGGTCATTGGCTTGGCAGGCTGACTAACTCCACCTGAGCGGCGTTTGACCGGATAGCTTGGTTTGAATAGCCCTTGGTAGCTGTTGGCTATGCTGGCATCTATGACTGCTGATGGGTCGTGCCCCTCGTCAAAACATTCTTTCAGGAGGTTGAACGCTTTGGTAACGGTGAGCATCGACTTGATTGGTTTCTTCGATTGTGAGCGGTAGCTAACCCACTCAACCCAAGATTGCCTGCTAAGCCATTCAGGGATTTCTACAGCAAGAGGATCGAACCCTTTAACTTTCCCCTTTGGGGGATTAAGGGGGTTAGTATTTATATTGTCTTTGGTAAGACTGTTTAGGGTGTCGGGTGGTTTTGCCCAATCTGAAACCTTTTTTTGCCCATTATTATGGGTGGTTTCGCCCAACTTTTTGGGTGGTACTTTTGTGGTGTTTTTTGGTTGTTTATTGAGCGCCCATTGTTCCAAATTGACGTTGACGCTAACTAGCTTGAAGCCACCAACTTTCCTGAGGTTGATGATTCTTCTTTCCGCTAAAACCTTAAGTGCATCCGCTACATCTGAATCGTCCAACTCGGTCATGTCGGCGATGTATGTGTTGGTGACCTTGTCCTCAGACTTATTCCATCCGAACGTGCAATAAATAACAGCGTCGAATACCTGATGCTCTCTCCCTGCAAGTTTAAGTTTTGGCTTAAGCTTTCCTATGCTTGAAGCAACTCTGAAATAGCCTTCATCCAAGGTGGCCACTTGGCCTCCTCCCCTTTCTGGGATAATTGTCTTGTTGATAAAGTCAACGCGCTTTAAATTACTCATTGAGGGATGCCCTCATCAGCTCCGACGAGTCGAATCCCGCCGTCATATAAAACCAGAGCGCCACCGTTCTCAGTCATTTTTTTTATGACTAAGCAGCCGAGACATATAGCAATATCAACAATCTCTTCTTTGCCGCCATAAGCATTTACTCCCAATCCCTCAAGGGCATCGTATGGGTCAGGAACTCTCAGGTTTTCGAGTGAGACTAGATTGTAATAATCAGAGATATCCTCAACGTTAACCGCCCTGCCGTGGGGTATAACCTGATTGCAGGTGTCGTCAATCACATCAAGCGTTGCCTTGAAGAACTCTCTCCCTTGATTTACGCGGTAGCGGGAAAGCAACTGATGAATCCGTTTCTCATGCTCCCAAGGGTTGATAGTCCTAAACCGACTTACAACAGTGAATGGCGTAGGGACGCCAGTAGAACCTGAAATTTCTTTTGCGCGCTTTTCTGGTGTGAGTGTTGTCATTCCAATTTTATAAACATCAGGCATGCTTTCATTGGCTAGCACATAAATCCACCCGCAAGGCGTATAGTCCTTGGGGATTTCCATTGATTCATGCGTCGTTAGTTTGAGAATTGAATCTAAATCTGCCATAATTACTCCTGTGAATTGATCCAGTTAAAAGTTCATAGTGATTTGATCTGAACCCTTGGTTGCCGCCAGGGGTTTTTGCTTTCCGGTCACCGCAATCACAGCCTGCCTTGCGATTTCCCTTATCACGCTCGTCTCCCATATCTTCTCCAGAAGAACAAACGTCACTGCCATGTCATGTACGTTTAACCGGCTTACCTTTGATTCGGCCCAGCCAGCCTCCCGCGCAAACTTGCTCTGGCCCTTGATAGCCATTCGGCTTCGTAGCTCAGATTCAACTTCCATAATTCTCTTGCTGTTACTTGCACGTTCCATTGCGTACTCTTCCCTTGTGATTTGAATGTTGTTACGTGACAAAGCTGTGAGCTTGTCACTTTGGTGTGCTCCGCAAGCGGCAGAGCTGGCCTGATTGTGTAAAGAGCGGTAGTGCTTAAGCTGCGTCGCTTACGGATTTCATGTATCGCTGCGGGTAGAGAATCTGCATTTCGGTAATCATTCCGTCATAGAACCGAGAAAGCTTTTCGGCCATTTCAAGAGAGGTGATTTGAGTGCCCCTTTCGATTCGGCTTAGGTTCCCGACATCACACTGAACAGCAAGTGCTACCTCAGCGATTGTCAGTTTTTTCTCTACACGCATTTTTCTTAGTGGTGTTTGCATATTTCACTCCTTTAAATGCGCTATACGCATATTATGCGATAAGTAAAGTTTGCGCAAGGCGCTTTGCGGTGAGCGCAAAAAATGGGTTCAATAGAGTTATGAAAATAGGTAATCGCATTCGAACTCTTCGCAAGGCGAAGAACATGACAATTCTCGAATTAGCCACTGCCATTGGTAGCGACGTGGGGAATTTGTCACGACTGGAAAGGGATAAACAGGGCTACACGGAGGCAACGCTTACAAAAATTGCCGATGCTCTGGAGGTTAAAGTGGTTGATCTATTTAGTGAGGAATTGGTTGAGCCTCCCGCTAAGCGGCATACTAATGAATCTAACTCTTACCGTGTCGACGTCCTTAATATCTCTGCAAGCGCAGGTAAAGGGGTTGCTCTGAAAGATGAGTTTATAGAGACGATAAAATCTATTGAGTACTCTTCAGATGAGGCGAGACTGCTGTTCGGTAACCGTCCGCAGGAAAACATAAAGTTAATCGCCGTAAATGGTGACAGCATGTCTGGAACCTTTGAACCAAGAGATCAGATTTTCGTTGATGTGAGCATTAACTATTTTGACGGTGATGGGATTTACATCTTTGTTTTAGATAATGATTTGTACGTTAAAAGATTACAGTTGCAGCACACAAGGCTGGCTGTGATTTCGGATAACAAAAAATATGAGACCTGGTATATCGATCAGCACACCGAAGCAAATCTCAATATCGTTTCCAAGGTTCTGATTAGCCAGTCTCGCGCGTACAAGATCCACGGCTAACCCACTGCTAGCCCATAACTTAGGGGGCGCAATGAAAAACTATGCAGTTCCAATCATTCTGATTGTGATAGCTATCATAGGTCTCCTATACGCCAACCGCACATCAGAGAGAATAGCTCAATGGGTTAGCCAGGTGTTATCGCTTATCTTCACTGCTAGCCCATAGAGGGGTGGGTGGCATTCGTAAATATTGCGAAGCAGAACATAACAATTGGAATAAATGGTGAGAAAATGGAATCTAAAACAGAAAAACCATCTGAAGATAGCAAAGATATTAAGGTAGTGACAACAGCTATATCTGTAAGACAAAAAGAGTTAGTTGATTATTTTGAGAGCTATGAGAAGAAGCATGGTGACCTTTTGTGTCCGTTATGTAAAAACACGAATTGGGTTATAGCAACAAGGGATAAAGGGGATATGGGTCCATTAATTATCACCCTCCCAATCCCAACCATGCAAGGCAGAGGGGTATGGGCGTTTCCGTTATACTGTTCTGATTGTGGTTACATGATAATGCTTAACACCTCTCACGTTTCGCTTAAGATTAAAGAGGGGAGCTAAATGGCTGCTGTTAGTGTTGATGCACACTCAATTATTTTTGATACGGAATACATAGGGTTACCAAACCCACCCGTAGAAAATCAGATTGGAGAATGCTTATACATCCCTCACGTCATTTTATTGTTTCCGACAACGCATAAGTCATTATCACTAAACATAGAGCATAGATTGATGCTAATATCAGCTCTAGTTGTTACGTTGATTGGCGTAGTCATAACACTAGTGGAGGGTAACTTAATGTCATATATACCACTTTATCTTGCCATTGCCCCGCTGGTGTATTGGATATCAAAAATAATTTTTGCATACATTGTTTCTGAATATGCGAACCCAAAAATTATTACCTATCAAGATAGGGATGAGTACGGGCATGAAGTCACTAAGCAGGTTATTCCAGATCCAAAAATGGGTTTTTTAGATGCAACATTAGCTGCATTTAACAATAAGGACCCTAAAAATGGCAAATGAGAAATTGCAATCTGCCGGGAAAAATGGGCTTCCAATTTTGATAGCAAGCATCCTTTGTGGATATGCTACAAATTTAATACCTAACTACTTTCCCATAGGGGATACCCGTGATTGGGCGTACAGATCAATTCCTTTTTTATCGTTGTGTATATTATTTATTATTAAAGTAATAAGTGACATTGGCAGCATGACCGTTGGTGAGATACTTTTTTTAAAAGTATGTGCATCACCAGAAAAAGAGAAATTAAAAAAGATTATTAATGATGAAAATGCCTATCCTGACGTTAGGGAAAAGGCAAGAACCAGATACAATGAAATTCTTAGCAATGAAATTGAAATCAACTCTCGCAAGCTTAATTATTTTGTCGGGTGGTTTAAAAAACCATCCTCGCCTCCCGAAATACCAACATCTTCCCAAGAAGATTAATGATACCCGGCCCCGCTGCCGGGTTTTTTGTGCCTGTAATCTGACAATCTCACCACCCTACCCGCTTTAAACACTACTCACCTCACACTTTTCACGCCTGATAGCCAGGTGCGAAGGGGCACGTCTGAACATTTATAAAAATAAATATGCTTACAGTTCAAATAAATAGTAAATATGCGAGCTATATTTATAAATATGCGTTTGACGCATTTGCGCTATGCGCATATAGTCTTCCCATCGAAACGAAACATCGATGCGGCAGACAGGAACTACTCGCCGCGCCAGTCAGGACGACAGGCTGCTCATTAACAAAGCGAGGGACGACAGCAGAGATGCTTATCGAACCTCGTGACGGACTTCTACCGCCGCTTGCGGTAGGAAAAATTAAAGGAGGTACCGAAATGGTGCACTAACGCGGTTAGACCGCAGCCGAAAGGCAATGCAGCAGTAATGATGCTGCCCTGAGTCGCAAAGTTGCGCGAGCCTGTGTAGTGACGGGTCAAGGTTCTTATATCAAAACAAGCTCCGGTAAAGCAGCGCACACGCCAGATGCGCACCGGTTATTAGCGGCTGAGGCGTCGAGACTCAAGGGCATGGGCGCGGCTACTGCGAGAGTGTAGCTCAAAGAGAAGTTGGCTTTGGGATGTGGTGAAAATCTTGCTGTAGAGGCTGATGGTTGCAAATGCAGTCACAGTCCAGACAGAGATCGGCACTGTCCACCACATCACCAAAGCCAATCACCGGAGGTAACCATGATTCAGATAATCACCAAGCGTAAGAAAGATAACGCCAAGTCTCGTCGTTGCCGCCAACGTGGTGAGCACTACGCAGCATACAAGGCCGAGTGCGATGAAAGTCGTGCAATGGCAAGCCGAATTGAAGCAGCGTTCACAAAGCTCTCTGAGGGCTGCACATCGAGGGTATACAAAGCAACGATGCCTATTCCAATTCGCAGCACAGAGCGACCAAGCGCGGACAACATATGTTTGCCTGAAGTCGCTAAGTTTGCAGCAGGCTTCCGTAAGTCAGAATCACTAACAGCGAGGTAGCAATGCTTAAATTCCTTAAGGTCGTATCACTTCACCCGCTAGCGCCTCGATGGTTCAAGGTCTTGGTACTGCGTTTTATTCTTCTTTATGTAGCTGTAAAGATTAAGAAAGTCATGCGTAACGTTCGCAAAGAAGCCCACCACATAGTTAAGGGGTAAGAGAATGGAAACGAAATTTTTAAGCGACGGAAGAAAGGTTGTTATCGTCGGGCAGTTGAACAATCAAGAAACCATCGTACAGGAAGTGTTTGTTACTGCGGCTGGTGATGAATTGCCTGGCGGTGAGCGCTTTGTGGTTAAAAGCCTCCATGATGTACCGGTAGAGTCTTACCTCTCAAAAGAAAAGGCCCGTCAAGAAGCGGCTCTTGCTAAGGCTAAAGCAGCGATCGAGTCTGTTAATCGTGAAATTTCCGATACTCGAAACAAATTGAGCATGTACCGCGACACCCTCAAGCAGGTTAAGGAATTTTCAGATCACATTGATGAGCAAGACTTGACCCACTTCATCGATGTAATGACCGGGCAACTTAACTATGCGGTCGCATCTTCTTATCGTATTCCAAAAATCGAACGTTATTACGAATACATGTCGATTATTGAAAACAGTTACGGAAATAAGCGATACGAAGGGTTGAAACTGCTTTCTGTGCTTGGTAATTCCAACGGAAATATAGCGTTGAAAGTGAACCGATATAGTGACGGAAGCGGAGACAACACTAGCGTGTCATTCTTCAAGACCTACGAGGAGGCTAAGTCTTTCGTTAAGTCCATTGCGATAGCCCAGCTAGAAAAAAGTTATATCGGCGTTGAAGAGCTTCAGGAATGTAAGAGGATGGGCATTGAGTTTAATCACGATGAAATGCTAGTTATTCGAACCAAATTACATGCAAACAGCGATAAGCAACTACAGAATTTATCCGACAATTTCAATAAGTCGAAAGAGAAAATAGAGGCTGATAAAGCCTATATAGAACAGCAAATCAACAATCTATAAGCCGCCTAATTGGCGGTTTTTTATTGGCGGGTAAATGAGGAATGAATGATGGTGGACACTATAAAAACATCAGCAAACACTTACGCGGTAATTTCTGGTGAGGTGATAGACAGAACTAATCATTCAGCAAAGCTTGAGTTGCCTTGGCAGGGTGTTAACCGGTTTGGCTATACGAAAGATTTCAAAACCATGAGCGAGGCTGTCGCTTACGCCAAGAAGTAGTTTTACCCCTGCCACTTAACCGGTGGCAGCAATAAGACCACTAGATGAGGTGATGTATGGAAATCGAGATTACTGTAACGCAGCGTGAGCTTGATAATTATTTTGACGGAGAAGTTAACGACCTTAAGCAGCGTGTTGTTGATGATTTAGATGAGGCCCGAGATTACCCCGGCTTCAATGTCACTGTTAATTTAATTCCTGAAGCAATGATTAAGGCGAGAGGGTGAGATATGAAAGAAGTAATTTGGAAAAATCCATCTGAACTTCCAGTTGTAAAGCGTGGAGGCGATATAAAAATCTGGGCCGTTGTTGATATTTACCAGTATGAAATTAAATATGGCGGACTTGGAGTAGATGGCAAAGCAGAACGAATAGCAACATTAAAAGAAGTTAATCGCCGAGTGGTTGAGTTGAATTATTTGAACGCCGAAGCAACCCATGAAGAACTGCTTTCTTTTGAAGAGAATGGTGATTTTCCATCTGGCACTCCTAGTGGTTTAGATAACTGGACTAACGAGGATGGTGAGTTTATTGGATTCACGGGTTACTACAGTCAGTACCCAGAAGAAGGTCGAATGTATTTCGAAGAGTTCAAGTTAGGCGCGGATGGCAAATATCAAACAACTAGCAATTGGACTGACAGACTACCTGAGCGTGTTTTGCTAGCGTGGGGAGAGTTTGAAGAGCCAGCAGTTCCTGAGTCTATACCAGAATAACCCTCCCCACCCCCACTAATCCCCAGAGTAAATAACTGACAACTGTCGGTGTTTTGCTGTGGGCTAAACACTACTAATCAAAAGGTATCCCTATGCAATACGCCATTGCAGGGTATCCCGCATCGGGATGCTCTACTAACTATTTGACCAAAATTCAGCATTCACCGGCCTACCGCCTCACATCAGCAAGCTTCACTCCCCCACCACGTAAGAGCTTGCTGGACAAGATAGTTGAGTTTCTACGCACTAAGGGGAATCCGCTATGAACGTATCTCAAATTATGGCTCTCGATAAAATCACAAAAGGATTTGATTCTCGCGATGAGAAAGCGCTGGAAGCGCGAACCGCCGAGCTGAATACCGAAATCAAGATTAAGCACATTGAGGCGCTGTTTAAGCAGGTAGGCTTCTGTGACTTAACCCCAAAAGCGCTTCACCTAATGCTTAATAACTCTGACTTCCAAGAAATAGCATCTCAGTTTTTATGGGACTCAATGCTTATTGCAGCGAAGTACGAGCGAGCAATGATGATTGACGGGCATGAGGAGGCGGCGTGATGGAAGCAGGGATTTATTACAACATTTCGAACGAGGACTATCACAAGGATGAGGCGATAGGTTCTACGACGATTAAAGCAATCAGTGTTAGCCCGGCCAATCTGTATTTCAACCCATTTAAGGGAAGTAAATCGGCACAGATTGGAACGGCAATACATGCTGCGTTGCTTGAGCCTGAAGTGTTTGAAAGGGATTTCATTTTAAAGCCGGATATCAGTTCCAGAGCATCGAAAGAATACAAGGCACTTTTACCGGCTGACGCTGAAAAAATATTGATTGGTAGCGAAGTCGGCACGCTGGAAAAAATGATTGAGTCCGCTCAGCTAAATGAAGACTTCATGGATTATATGAGCACTAGCGGACGGTCTGAAGTTTCCATGTTCGCCACGTGCCCAATCACAGGGCTGAAGCTTAAATGTCGATTTGACCGGCTATCGGATAGCCACTCTTACCCACTGGATGTGAAGAGTTGCAGGGATGCAAGTCAGCGCGGGTTTAGTCAGGCATTTGGGCAATATCACTACCATGTTCAAGCGGCTTTTTATCTCTACGTTTTGAAACTGGTTACAGGGCGGGAATTAAATCAGTTCTGCTTTTTTGCTCTTGAAAATAGCCCACCCTATAAAAACTGCATGTATTACATCGGCGAAGATTCGTTAGAACTTGGCAGGAAAATCATGTTTGAGGCGATGAATAAGTTAGTTGAATGCCTAGCTGATGATTCACTAAGAACCGAGGGAATGGTTCTTCCATCCAGTGAAATCAACGTCCCATCATATCTATTCGATGAAGAATTCGACGACGAGGTATATATCTAATGGACTTATCACGAACAATAATCCCGAAATCAGACCAGCTAAATTTTGAGGATGTTCAATCTTCCAGCATCACCGCTGTAATAAAATCCGTCCGCGCTGGTAATAGTGAGCAGCCGGTATTCATCGACCTTGATGGGTATGACGGCCGACCATATAAGCCATCAAAATCTATGCGGCGGGTTCTCATCGGCGGATGGGGAAATGATGGTCACTCATGGGTTGGCAAGACGCTAACGCTCATCGGTGACTCTACAGTGAAATTTGGCGGTGTTGCTGTTGGCGGGATCAAGGTTTCAGCCATGAGCGATATCAACTCTGATTTCTCACTAATGCTAACCACCTCGCGCGGAAAGCGGTCAGAGCATCGAGTTAAAAAACTGGAAGTTAAACCGGTAAAGGTGGAAGAGCGCACGCCAGATGAATTACTTGCTGGGTTTACCAATGCGGCTAGTAATGCAAAAACAGTCGCGGAGCTTGATAAGTCTTTCAAGTATACCCAGCACGTTCTTGCAGCTCACCATGACCAGCTCGAAAAGGCCACTGACATTTACGGCATCCGCAAGGCTGAAATGGAAGAAGTCCCAATGTGAGGTGTCTATGACCCACTCTCACGATAACATTACAGTCGGAAGAATAACCCTCGTTTATTCAGGCAAGCACCACGGATGGATTACCCCTTACAACGAAGTCATTAAAAACCCATTTATAGCGCAACGGACTGCTGAGCGGATTAACTCAAATCTGAAATTGTCACTTGCTGCCAACGGACTGGCAGCCTAATCCCCCACCCTATTACAGCAATCTGCTGAGGAAACAGTTATGTCTGAAAATACTGATTATGAAACGTTAAAAGCTGAGCGTGATGCTGCACTCAATATTTGTTCGCTGATTGCCGAGGCTTTGGGTATTACCGGTGCGGTAGCGGGTGACACCATTACTAGGGTGCAGAAACTAGTTGCTGAGAATACGGCGCAGAAGGAAAGGTTGGCGGAAAAAGTTAAGCTTCCGGATTTGTATTGGACTTTTGATGATGACAAGAATCCAGTTCTTGATGCTGATAAGGTGATTTTCGCCATCGAGCAGGCTGGGTTCGCGGTTGCTGATAATAGCAGCGATAGGTTTATTGCTGAATTAGCTAACAGAACACCAGCCACCGACGCCGCTATCGCTGAGATAAAGGCGCAGGGTGTTGATGAGTGGATTGCCAGCCGTAATGGACGATGGAACGGAACAACAAAAGAGGCTGAAAAGTTCGCCGCCAGCCTGAGGGGTAACAACTGATGAATAACATCGAAGAGCTAACCAGCAAAGCACGAATTGAGCGGATTAAAAGTATGTTTGAAATAGCCAAGTCGTACAGCTCAGACCAGCTAACAGTGCCAATGCCTGATTTGGAAGCACTGATAGCCCAACTGGAAGCGGCTCAAGGGAGCATTAAAGAGCTGGAAAGCAAGGTTAATCACTACGTTGCTGCTGAATATGCACACAAGCACTTCGACCAAACAGCAGAAATTATAAAACGTGCTGATAGTGCAGAACTGGAATTAGTGAAAGTAAAAGCCGAGTTATCAGCGGTAAACGAGAAGCTTCTGGTGCCGGTTAAGTTGCCGGAGCGACACGCTGATGATGACGGGTGGATGTTCGAAGACCCAAATGGGGACTGGTTAAGCTTCGCAAAAGTCAACAAAGCAATCAAAGAAGCCGGTTTCACTTTCGCGGTAGAGGGGAATTCAGATGCTGAGTAAAGAATTAGACCGTCAAGATTTTGAGGCTTGGTTTGTTCCAATTTATCATCCTCGGCACATGAACCGTAATAACGCTGGTGACTATCTCTTTATTGATGCGGAGATAGCTTGGACTGCTTGGAAAACAAGAAGTGCTGAACTGCTATCACTGCGTAAGCAACTTGCAGAGTTGAAAGCGTTGCCGCCGTTTGTATATAATTTTCATCCCGATACCGGCGTGATGTAGTTTGCGAAAGATAAACCGATGTGTAGCGAGTTCGATGTTATCCCGCTATTCACGCCGGAGATTCATTACACTTCAGCAACACGCTGACGCTGATGGGTTCTGCCCTTACTTCAATGTAGAAATTGAACTGGAAAGTAAAGGAGATTAAATGCTAATAGGTTTTGTTCTTCTCATTACTTCATGCTTTAACGATAGTTGCAACGCCATACCAGTCACAGAAGACATCTACCCTACTCAATCCGACTGTTTGCAAATATCAACGCTGATTAAAGAGCGCAGGCCCGACGTTGTGCTCATGCGCGCAGAAGTTTATCGTTAACAGGTCTATAATCCCCATGAATGAACTGGAGGGATTATGACCAAAAATAATACAGAGCAACCTTTATCAGCAGCTGATAAACATCGATACATGCTCAAGCGCTATAAAAAAACCGTTCAGAAAATATCGATTGCGAATGCAAATTTGTTTGAAGCTGGCGAGGTTAAACCAGTAGTAACAGAGAAAATCGCGCTTAGATATAAAGTTTGGCGTGGTAAGACAGCTGATGCAGGTAAAAAATGACCTTCAACCTCGCTGATATACCGCAAGACGACAAAGACAAGATGGCTGTGGACTTAGCCGCATCAGGTGTTGCATTCAAAGAGCGCTACAACATGCCGGTTATCCCTGCTCAAATAGAGGACCAGCAGCCAGAGCATTTACGTGAGTATTTCCGTGACCGCGTGAAACACTACAGGGAAGTAGGTAGAACGATGGGTAAAATGGAATATACCCCGCCAGAAAGAAAATAAGCTGCACCACTCAATGAACCTCGCTAATGCGGGGTTTTTTATTGCCTAAAAACGGACTCACAGAAACGGATTTCACTAAATCTGGAGATTCCCTATGCGTATAGAAATAGAAAACTACGTCATTACGAGTGATGAATATCAGTTCACCCTCAGTCAGAAAAATGTGTTTGGAAAAGATAGTAAATATGCCGGGCAGGAATATGAAAAGGCTGTCGGCTATTACCCAAAACTTAGCCAAGTTATTACCGCATTGATTATGCGCGGCGTTATGAAATCAGACATCGAATCCCTACAAGCCATGCAGCAACACATTACTCGCGTCAGCCTTGCATGCGAGAAGGCGCTTAATGATTTCACATCAGAATCGGCAAATGATGAGGTGGCGTAATGTGCGATGAAATCGACCAGGCCCAAGAGCTTGAAGCGTTGAACCTTGAAGTAGCTCTCCGCAATACCGCTGCCAGGCAGAAAATGAAAGAAATCGGCAAGTGCTACTACTGTAGCGAGTCGATAAGTGCTGGGTGCTTCTGCGACAGCTTTTGCAGAACTGATTGGGAGAATCGGCGGCGCGCTGACTTAATGCGAGGTAAGGCGGCATGAGTAGGGGAACGATTATTTGCCTGTGCGACCTGACAGGAATTATGGCAGGACCGTGGGTAGCGGCTGGGTATGATGCAATTTTAATTGACCCGCAGCACATTGAGAAAAGTAACCAAGCGGGAATACGAAAGTGGCCAGACACAGTCCTGACTGCTGCCGGCGCTCTGGGTGATGTTATCCGGAATGAAGAAATCGTGTTTGTTGCAGGATTTCCACCATGTACGGATGTAGCTGTAAGTGGTGCTGCTCACTTCGAAAAGAAACGCAATGCGGATACTCATTTTCAGGCTAAGGCCGCTCTCGTTGCTGAACAATGCCGAATGATTGGTGAAATAACTGGAGCGCCGTGGTTCTTCGAAAATCCAGTAAGTGTTTTCAGTGGCATATTTGGAAAGCCTAATTTCATTTTCAATCCAAGTGATTATGGTGGCTATCTGCCAGAGCACGATATTCACCCAACATACCCAGACTACATTTCCCCGCGTGATGCATATCCAAAGAAGACCTGTTTATGGATTGGGGGGGGATTTGTGATGCCGGATAAGTTGCCAGTTCCTGTGCCTGAAGGTTATTCAACTCAACATCTAAAGCTGGGCGGTAAGTCAGAGCGAGTGAAGAACATTCGAAGCGCCACGCCGCGCGGTTTCGCTGAAGCAGTTTTCCAGGCTAATGCTCCACATTTGAAAGCGTTAAGAGAGGCGGCATGAGTGGTTATCAGCTTATTTATTGTGACCCACCCTGGCAGTACGGGAACAAGGCCAGTAACGGCGCGGCAGTTAATCACTACAACACGATGTCACCCACCGATTTAAAGCGCCTCCCTGTTTGGTCCCTCGCAGCACCCGATGCAGTTCTCGCTATGTGGTACACCGGCAACTTCAATGATGAAGCCAAGCAGCTCGCTGAGGCGTGGGGCTTTCAGGTTCGCACAATGAAGGGTTTTACCTGGGTGAAGCTGAACCAACTTGCAGAGGATCACATCAATAAGGCGCTGGCAGCCGGTGAGGTTAACGACTTTTACGACTTTCTCGCTCTTCTTAACGCTCAATCACGGATGAATGGCGGCAACTACACGCGGGCCAATACGGAAGATGTGCTGATCGCAGTGCGCGGCAATGGCCTTGAGCGGATCAATGCCAGCATCAAGCAAGTTGTTTACTCACCGCTTGGCGAGCATAGCGAAAAACCGTGGGAAGTACGCCACCGGCTGGAATTGCTGTATGGGGAGGTGAAGCGCATCGAGTTGTTTTCAAGGAAGGATTTAGAGGGGTGGGATGCCTGGGGCAATGAGTGCGATCAATCAATCAAATTAATACCTGGCAGTTCGGAGGCAGCATGAAGCGACTCAAATTATCAACAGATATACTGATGGCGATAATCATCACCCTCTTCGCTATATGCATGATTGTCTATGTTGTGGGTGATGCTATGAAGGGGATTCATTGATGGATGATCTTAGTTTTGTAATGGCATATCTGGATTGGATACTGCTTATCGTCGGCGTCGGTGTAGCGCTCTGGTTGCTGTGGGTAAAGGAGTGGTGATAAGTGACTCCAGAAGAGAAACAAAACGCCCTCCTGTCAGCCGCAAGAATGTGTAACAACGAAATTAAAACCACCCTCGCCGCTCTGCCGGCTAACACAAATAAAGACTCCATCACCCGCCCTATCATTCTTCGACACTACGAAAAGCTAAAGCCACTTGGCTACAAGCTGGCTTGGCTTCTTTTCGCCATCGGCGTTCTGAATGGTCAGTTTAAGTGGAATAGGTGATGGGGTTGATAAAGAGATAAGAGGCCAGCTATGAATGATATTCGGCTTGATGATGAGTTATTCAACTTGTCACAGGCCGCCGCCTACCTGCGAAAATCCCCACGAACCGTCCGCTTACTAATAAAAAATAAGCGACTAAAAGCGGGCAAGAGCGGAGCTAATGGCGGCGGCAGTTTTGAAATCCTGAAATCAGCATGTCTTGAATATATCCACAGCAACCAACACAATCAGGCCGTGAATGCAGAAAACGGCCAAGCAGAGAAGGAATCTGTATGGCGCTCAAGCAAAGGTACGGAAAGTGGTACTGTGATTTCGTTCGCCCGAACGGGGAGAGAGTTAGACGCTGCCTTGGTACGACAGACAAGAAACAAGCGCAGGAACTCTTCGATCAGTTAAGGGCAGATGCATGGAGGGTGGATAAGCTAGGTGAAATAGCTGAACACACTTTTGATGAAACATGCTTGCGTTGGCTGACAGAAAAAGAGCATAAGCGATCTTTGGATGATGACCGCACGAAGATTGAGTTTTTCCTCGGCCATTTTTCTGGGATGCCAATATCCAGCATTACCGAAGATAAGATCATGAAAGCGGTGTCCAAAATGCCAAACAGGAAGCATAGGCAAATCTGGGAGTCGAAAAGGGATGCAGCATTAAGGAAGAAAAAACCAATACCTGGCTATGTGGAAAAACAGGTTTCACCGGCAACGAGAAGCCAGCACCTTTCATTTATACGCAGCCTGTTACGAGCAGCAGCAGATGAATGGAAGTGGTTAGCCAAAGCGCCAGTGATCAAGACCAGAAAACCACAGAGCAAGCGGATACGCTGGCTGACAAAAGATGAGGCTGTAACCTTAATCAATTGTATGCCTGAGAACTTCCGCCCTGTAGTGGTTTTTGCTCTGGCTACCGGACTTCGAAGGTCGAACATTCTGGATCTAGAATGGTCGCAAATCGACATGCAAAGAAAGGTTGCATGGATTCACCCAGAGAACGCTAAAGCGGGCAAGGCAATTGGCGTAGCTCTGAACGATATGTCATGCAAGGTATTACGTGAACAGATAGGCCGACACTCAAGATATGTTTTTGTCCACACCTCGGCATGGCACCGGGCAGATGGAACAAAAACCGATGAGGTCAGGAAAATGCGCGTTGATGATAATACAGCATGGAGAACTGGATTAAAGCGCTCAGGAATTACTGATTTTCGTTTTCACGATTTGCGGCACACTTGGGCAAGCTGGTTAGTTCAAGCCGGGGTACCACTATCAGCACTTCAGGAAATGGGCGGATGGGAAAGCATCGAAATGGTCCGTCGATATGCTCACTTGTCGCCAAACCATCTAACTGAGCATGCGCGTAAAATTGACGAGGTAATGGGGATTAATGTCACTAATCTGGCACTTTTAAAAAAGGTTGCTGATAATTAGGGGGTAAATAGAGGGTAAGTCATTGATTTTCATGGTACGCCCTACAGGATTCGAACCTGTGACCTACGGCTTAGAAGGCCGTTGCTCTATCCAACTGAGCTAAGGGCGCATTTGATATTTACCGCAGCACAGAACACTGCCGGTAGTCAGTTGCGGGTTGGATTATACGGGCAGTCGCTTTCGAGTCAATGGGTTTTCGCCTTACTGTTTACCATCTGGCTATTTAATCGTTAATTAATCGTTATTATACGCCTGACAGCGCGCCCCGCTTCTGACAAAATAGGCGGATTCCCGCTTTTTTAATTGATGGATCCCTCCACTGATGTCAGCAAAAATTATTGATGGTAAAACGATTGCGCAGCAGGTAAGAAATGAAGTTGCTGCGTTGGTACAGAAACGTTTGGCTGCCGGTAAGCGTGCTCCCGGTCTTGCTGTGGTATTAGTTGGTGTTAACCCCGCCTCACAAATTTATGTCGCCAGTAAGCGTAAGGCATGCGAAGAGGTCGGTTTTGTTTCACGTTCTTATGATCTGCCAATGACTACTACGGAAGCAGAATTGCTGGCATTGATTGATTCACTGAATGGCGATAGTGAAATTGATGGGATTCTGGTGCAACTGCCACTGCCTGCAGGTATTGATAATATCAAAGTGCTGGAACGTATCCACCCTGATAAAGACGTAGATGGCTTCCACCCGTATAACGTGGGTCGTCTGTGTCAACGCGCACCGAAATTGCGCCCTTGTACCCCACGCGGCATCGTTACCTTGCTGGAGCGTTATAATATCTCGACTTATGGCCTCAATGCAGTTGTGGTCGGTGCATCCAATATTGTAGGCCGCCCGATGAGCCTTGAACTGCTGTTAGCCGGTTGCACTACCACCGTCACGCATCGTTTTACCAAAAATCTGCGCCAACATGTCGAAAATGCTGACTTACTGGTGGTTGCCGTGGGTAAACCCGGTTTTATTCCCGGTGAATGGATTAAACCTGGTGCTATCGTGATTGATGTAGGCATTAACCGTCTGGAAAGTGGTAAAGTAGTCGGCGATGTAGAATTTGATGTCGCCGTTGAGCGTGCGGGTTGGATTACACCGGTTCCCGGTGGCGTCGGGCCGATGACCGTTGCAACACTGATACAAAATACCTTGCAAGCCTGCGAGGAATATCACGACATCAACGAAAATTGA